CCTTCCTGTCGTACTCCATGTTTCCCTTCCTGTCGTACTCCATGTTTCCCTTCCTGTCGTACTCCATGTTTCCCTTCCTGTCGTACTCCATGTTTCCCTTCCTGTCGTACTCCATGTTGACGTCCTTCTCAGATTCGCGTAGGTAAAAAGGCAAAGGCACATTGCTCAAGAATGATATCGGCTTGTTACTCTCCACGTTATATCCAAATGGCATATCCACCAGAGATGAAATTCGCACCATTTGCGTGCAAAATCTTGTTTTCCCTTCCGGAGTCCAGTCGTAAAAACGTACATTGACCATTTGGCCAACCTGGTATTTGTGCTTTTGGCGATCCCTACGAGGTCCGTAAGTGTGGCCAGTTTTTGAGATAGTAGTACTCACCTTTTCTTCAGCGTCCATATCTATCTGTCTTCTTATCTTTATAAAGATGTGAAGAAAAAGTAGTTTAACTCATTTGGATACCTCACCGTAACACGAAAAGCCAGACTTTCCGTTCATCTCCCAACGTGAAAACTTGAGAGAAATGGTGATGTCCTTGCGGAGCTTCCCGAGGTTGAGCTTTTTGATCTTGAGTTGATTCTTTCCGCTGCCAAATCCGTAGGGAAAGTAGAGGCCTTGTTGCTGGCAGTTCGTATGCGTGGCACGCATCAGAGCTTCGTAAGATTTGTCAGATAACTCGATGTAACCATCGCCGTAATTGTCGGAGCTCACGTAGGTTGCCTTGACTGTCGCGCTTTCTGGATTGATGTTGCCGCCGCGAATAGGGGCCTCCGCTTGTTCCTTCAGGGAAGACTTCATGGGGGCAACTGCCGATCCAGGTGGGAAAACATTTGAAAGTCCTGCGGGGGCAGAAGAATCGTCATCGTAGTACATCTGCTCGCGGGCGCTCACGACCGTCGCTGGCATTTCCTGATCAGAATCAACTTGATCAGCACTCTTGTTCAACATGATGCGCAACATTTGGAAAACATCTTCCAAAACGGCACGTGGAACATTAGGATGCCTCAAGAATGTCTTCACGTCACTCACTCCGATCTCCATTTTGCGATAACTGCTTTTGAAAACAAAGCAAACAAAAATATTACATCTCTTTTTAAACAATGGGAGACGTCTTCAATGTTCTTGCAGTGATCATGTTGGCTATCATGCTCGTTTACGCGATTGAAGGACTGGAAGCTAAAACAATTCGCAAGCTACCACTGGCTTTCCAAAGAATTTCAGACGTCTAAAAACAATTGGTTTCTATCTAAATGTACAGTCTGCAACCTATTTTCATCCTCTATGTTCTCCTTACTGGGAGCAAAGGAATCACACTCCAGCAATTCTACTCGGGAGACCTCACTTGTGCCAAAGTTAGCACGCTTGAGCTCTTCACTTTTGGAACTTGTACGGCCTCTCCTTGCACAAACGTGAACAACATGTTTGGAACCACAACGAGCTGTCCGAATAGTATCCGGCCTCCCTCGGGGTGGGCCTATGCGCAAGTCTGGGCGACTTCAACCACCTGTGCTGGCACCCCGGATAACACCATTGCTCTTCCCCAGAATACTTGTAGCGGAATCTGGTCGGGAGCCTCGATTCTTCTCAATTGTTCTGCCCCGGTTGGACAACTTGGTTCAATCCAAGATTGTGGCGCCACTATTGCCAGTTGTGGAGGCTGTCCGTCCAAACCTGCTTTCAAAGATGGTTCTTGCATTGTGGGAAATCCAACGACTAGCTTCACAATCGCCAGCTATATTTTCACTTGTCCGCCACCGGCCACCACAACTGTGACCACAACTCCAGTAACTACCAGGCCAGCAAATGGTGCGATATTGATGATCACTTGGTTACTTCTTTTGGCCATTTTGGTGTAATCGCAAAGCCTCTGCAGACTTTGCGAATTGTTCCTCACATGCTTTAAACATGTAATAACAACGAAGAAAAGAAACTGGACATAAATTGAATTAACAAATTTCGAAAATTTTGTTATTAAAATCTGTCCAAAGATGGACCTGCTGAAAACTCTCGGGGATGGCCAACCTCTCGCTGGCATCGAGCAGGCAGACTTCTCGAAAATACTGGGAGAACTTGAAGGAGCAGAGAGATTGCCAGATTTCTTTTTCTGGCGTCAAAACTACTCGATCGATCATTACGGGTACCATTTTCTCTACCAAGAGGGAAAACAGTGGATGATCAAGACGTTCATCTTTGGTCCTTCCAGTCAACTCGAAGGATACAAATACGCTGTCAGACAATTGCGCGAACTCGGAGTTCGGCTGTTTCAACCGCTGATGTCCATGCCAAGTCTCACAAAGTCTGCCTCCATTTTCCCATCGGGCGGCAAACTCGAGGAAGAGAAGCGCGTGTTTGCTTTCTTCGAAAAGTCCGGACTCTATGCGGACTTTCTGAAAGGTCAACCGAATCAAAACACCATGTCCTTCGGAGTTCGCCACAACTGCGGTCCATTCAGCATCAAGTTCATGCCCAATCCTGCCTTCCCAATCAAGGTCATAACGTTTGGACAACAGCCTCAAAAGCCCGAGAACGTATTCCAGGCGGTTTGCGGAACATGCAAACAATGCTTCATGGCCACTCACGGCTTCACTTTTGAGCGCCAAGGACCTCTCCGATGGGATCCGGATTGGCAACTGGCTGTCCAAGTCGCGATTCGCGCTTATAACGAGCATCGCGACTACTGTTCTGGCGATCAGGTGAAGAAACGATATTACCCCGATCAGAAACATCTCTGGGGCCCCCCAGAAGCGACTAAGGTGGAGATACTTCGTCACGAAAAGGAAGCGACTCTCTACACTGCCTACCGCAAGGCAGATTTCGCTTATCGTAAGAACAGAACGGCCGCCCACAAGATCACCCGAGACGGGGCGAGACTTGCCTACAACTTTTCGCGTCTTTCCGATGTCAATTCATCACAACTGGGAGAGATCTTCGATTCCCGGTGAGAAAAACACAACACCAGGTCCTTTGCGGACCGCGTGATTACTCTATTTGGCAAACTTTTTGTCCGTATCGATGAGAAACATCACGCCTTCGCCTTTTGAACTCCCCCGAACTTCAGAAGGCAAAAAATGACGATTGTCGTAACGGTTGCCGCAATGAGAAGCGACGTCCAGGCCGCCTCGACTTCATCTTCGCGCTTAAAATGACGAGCTACTGTTTTTCTCAAAGCATCCCCGACTGCCAAAGCTAAGTACAAACTGACAGAATAGACAACAAGTTCTATCACAATTTCGCGCGGAGTGGTATTTTTGATGTCCACCATTTTACCAAGAGTGTCTAAAATAATACACCAAAAGAGAAATCAAGATGGATGCTGATTGCTCTGGAGGTTGTGGACGCAAAAAGGAAAAAGATTGGTACGAACTTTGGTGTCCTAGCTGCTACAACTATATCTTACAATCTTATCAACGACCTGCCGATTTTCATGAAGCTCCTGTGAAATCCATTCCGCCTCAACAAGAAGTTTGGTCTCCTGTCAAAACTGTCGTCGGAATAATTGTAGCGGCCATTTGTTTAGTTTATTTGATCTAACCTTGATCAAAAAGTTGCTTCGAGCTGGAATCGTCTGAAGTCTGCATTTTTTGTCTCATTAGGCTATAAACGAAAATGAGCAATTTGACGAATCACCAAGTCCGTCGGACGTCATTACGTTTTGTGATCACATCGTTCATGGTTGCGGTCATTTTGTATGCTCGATAAGTTAAAAAGTACGTCAGTAAAAGAGGCAGATGGATATCCGCGAAGGCGCTCGAAAAGAAGATCCGCAAGGTTGGTTCGTGATTTGTCTTTTCGCCGTCATAGTTGTAATTATTCTTTGCATCATCGTATACCTCATGGAACTTGACATCAAGGCACCTCAAATCGAGCAAAGATGTAATCCCGGTGTTTGTAAATTTAATGTCTTCACTGGTGTTAAGACTTGTCCTCCGGTTGGCGATCCTATTGGAATTCAACTAGCAGAAGGACCGGAATTCTGTACGTCTGCCAATTACTGTCAACACACTGGTTACACTTGTGCAGTTCTGGCTGATCAAAGTTTGAACTGTGCGGGAGTTTGCGACGTTCCTCTCTGTCGATGTGTCCAGAATCCTTCTCAGGGAGCCATCACTATCTGAAAACGAGAATATCATCATGTTATAACATGATGATAGCTATTTTTGATCAAACGTCTTGACAACCTTTTTGATCATCATGATCAAAATCGTTACAGAAACAAGCATGAGACTATTGATTAGTCCATTTTTGGATCACAACCATTAAAAATGGCGACTTGCACAGGTTTCACAAAAGCTAAGAAAGCTTGTACCAAAAAAGCTTTCGCAGGAAGTGCATTCTGCAGGATACATGACGAAAACTACAAGTCCGTGCGAAAGACACAACTCAAAGATTTACGCGAGAGAAGCTCACAGACTCTCGCGTATATTGCACAAAAGTCTGGAACAGTTCGTCTAGAAGAAGGAGAACGTGAAGAAGAACTTGCGAAAGCAGTGAAGCACTACAATGATGAACAAATAATGGGCTTCGTTAGTGCAAACATAATTCCATCAATTCATCATCTTGCTTTGATAGGTGAAGATCTACTCGGTTACCCGAGGAATCAATCATTGTTTCCTCGCAAAGTATGGATGGTTGTTAGCTGGCATTTGAGCAATGATCATCGAACTTATTTCAACCTGGCGATGTCCTGCAAAGCTCTCTATAAGGTTCTCGTGGATGACAAAATTTGTCACTATGTTCATCCTCTCAAGTCGATTCTCTCTAGTCCTCTCATGTTCGTCAAACCTATCTATAGACTTTTGAGTCTCGAGGTTCCAAACGAGTTCGATAGTATGACGGAAATCATGAAGCTACCTAAAGTAGACGACATGTTGGAAGCTTATGCCGACGCCTACGGTTCTGCAGGAAGTAAAATGGTTGAAACGCGTCGCCGTGCAGAAATTATGATCGATTTGATTAAACGAATGATCAAAGCAAATATCAATGGCGAGGATGAATTCGAGGAGGCTATCGAGGGCGGCGGAATCTTTGATTACTTTCATAGAGACGCCAAGTTCTCTCTGGTGGGATTTCCTTATCCTTACAAAATGTTCAAAGATGGACAATCAACTTATATCGTCGTTGATTCCAACAGGAGCAAAACCCTCGATAGGCTCCTGGTTGATCACCTAGTTCCATTCGATGGTCGCTTTTTGATTCAACTGATGAGAGCATGACGTCACAAACTGTATCCTCTTTTGAGGAAGCAGGTTTCCGCAAACTTTTCGACAACGATTTTAGATATATGTATTCTCTTGAGGTACAAACCTCGCGACAAAAATCATCTCATCATGTTGAGAATCTCGTTAACATCACAAGTTGTCACCAAACTCAATCTATCTTCGATCATGGTAGCAATGTCTCTGGCTTTCATCGTTAGTTGACCTTTTGGCCTCCGCCTTTTGATGTCTCTTTCTAATTGCCTGGTTTGTAGAATGATTCCTCTCTCGTAATCATAATCGAAGCATTGCATGATTTCAACTTGTGCCTTCCTCCATGCTTCCACAGAAATGAAGCTGAGAGACCTCAGAAATTCACGCGAAGGACACAAAGAAGTGATCACAGTTTCCGATATCGAGAGAACTTCAAGTTGAGGCGACTCTCGAACCAAAATGTGTTCATCTTCTGTCTGGCTAGTACCAATCACGTAGCGAAACATAACTACCTTACAAAGTTCGACCTGGAAGGCTAATTCTTGTGCTAGCGGAGTGAGACGAATCTTGTCCAAAGTTTGATAACCAGACTGGTTGGCAGTCGAAATGGCAAAATATTCAAACCAATCGCAATCTTGACGTTCACCTCTTCGATACAAAAAGTTAAGGAGCAGGCCAAAAACATGCATCGGTTTCATTCCAAACAAATATTTGAGACGATCTGCCACGATTTGATCTCTCTTTCCGCTAATATTTGGCTTGAGCAGAAGACGATGTCGATTTCCCTGCAGAGTAACCACAGCTCGGAAGCACTGAACGTGACGTAAACTGGGCAAAATTGCTTCTAATTGTACATTTTCCGCCTCCACTTTGCCTATAAAACAAGGATCGAACATTTTGATCTCGATCCGAATAAAAGTTTGGAGCATCATTTTTGGAAACTTGCGAAGCTCCAAGTTTCCAAAATGATGCTCCAAACTTTTCTCTTCCATCCTGAAAATGGCGACCTATCCGAAGCGAGAAGTGTTAGCAGCAAAGTTGAAAGCTGTTTGTTCTTCCAGAGGTGCTTGCGAATCTCTTGCCGACAAGTTTGCCGGACAGCCTGTTTCTTGCAGCCACCGAGTTCCGCAACAAGCAGCTTTTGCTGTCATGTCAGATGCAGATGAAGCTGCCAAATGTGCTGCCGTTCTTTGTGCCTACGTCGATCAAGAAGGTTGCAAGAAAAAGTAGAGTTTCTCTGCCGTCTCGCGGCATCGAAATTTGTTAGACATCCCCTGAAAACAAGATGTAGAGAAATCCGTCTGGATCCTTGAAACGCTCATAGAGATCGGCCATTAACGAATTGCCTGAAACCATGTGACCACTTTCGACCATAACGGCTAGAGGAGCTTGACGACTCATCTGTATGACTTTCCTGACTTCCAACATGAATTTAGACAGAGGAACATCGTGTGGAGCCAAAAACTTGTGCTTCGTGATGACAAGATTGCCTCTCGCACGAGGATCAATCTCGACGATCACAGGATAATGATTCGGATACTGCTCGCGAATCTTCAGGGCGACTTCTTTGCGAGTCTCATAAGTGTTCCGCGATTTGAAGCGACCTCGCTCGGCTTGAGGAGAAACTGTTGTCATCTTTTAGCACAAAGAAGTTTATGAATATTCTTAAACTCTGTTTGAAACAAGCGATTTACTCCTCTCAAGCGAGAGTCGCAACAAGCAACCTTCAAATGCAGATACAGCTGAGCTGTCCACGTTGAACGAGAAGATTATAAACACGAATTCCCAAACAGCGCTGATAATGTTCATCAGCAGTTTGGCTAGCAGTTTGTTCAAGGATCTTCCTCATGACTTTATGAGGTGAAGTCATTTCGCGAGTCAAAATAGCAACCTGTTTGCACATTCCTTCGAGATCCTCTTGAGACGAATCGTCTGCCAAAGTTCTGACACGACAAAAATCCGGGGTCAAAGCTTGCAGGACCGCATAGGAAGCAAACGCATCGTCTGCAGCGTAAGAAATCATCTGTGGTGTCAATTTGAGATCCCAGCGAGCAAATCTGTTGTCCAAGTTCTTTGGCTTCCAACCTGGTATGAACTTGGAAGCCAAATCGTCCAAACCGCAGGAAGATTCCCCCTTAGCCATCGCGATCGACTGAATATCAATCACTCCGAGAAGATTAATGCCAAAAGCTTTGCGAAGCCAATTAGCGTCATTCTCTGGAGCAGAACATGCTTTCACAATGCGCTTCGAAGTAAGGATTTTGGAGAGACTTTCTGGGAGTTCTTTGCAGCCAGTTTTGGGCGAAATCATCTTTGCGACATGGAAGATGATAGTTCGGGCTTCACGATTTTCAGTGTTCCCAGCAGGAATGTAAAACTGAATGACATCGATTGGATGTGTCTTCAGGTTCACGTGGTAGGTTTCTGTGTCAAAACCAATGACGCCCGTATAGAAATTGCGCAAAGAAGCACAAACCTGTTCTGCTATCTGTACTGTCTCAATGAAGTGTACTGTGCCAGACATTTTGGTTGATTTCTTTTTAGATCAAGTAATCATAATTTTGTAAGTTCATTTTATTCTTAACTGACTATTCGTTGAAACGTGAGTAGTCAGTAAAATTATACACAGTTCGAAGGAACCTAGTATTATTTTCGGAGTTCACTCGAGACCAAACTTGCTGAACCTCCGAGATTTTTGCCATTGAATCTCCAACCATTGGCCCTGCAAACCAACACCGCGTTCATCGTTAAGGGAACGATATTCCCGCTATCGTCTTGTAAACCATGGGCAGTCCATTGTTTGTCATTCAGATCCTCCTTGAAAATCAAGCCGGGATAAACTAGAGATTCCATGTTTCCAAAGCTGTTTACTTCGACAGAAATCTGAACTGGTCTCTTACTGGCTTCTACTGCTTCTTGCAACGTAGTCTTAACATAGCCACTACTTTCTGTCTCTGGAGGTTTGTACACTTTGATTTCAAAAGAATCGACGAAAGCTAGAAAAGCTGCTTCCACCCCTTCGACAGTGTAAATCCCACCTTTGCGAATTCTGGTCACAAAAGGTTGTAGAACTTGGCGATAATCGGCCTCCATTTTTGGAAGATTGTCGATCAAAAAGTTGGCAGAGTCATTTTGAGATCGAAGGGTTTCAGATCTTTGATCAAAAAGGTTGTCAAACATCTTGACGAGATTTTTGTCCATCATGTTGACAACCTTTTCGTCCATCATGTTGGCAACCTTTTCGATCGAACGTTTTGACGAGATTTTTGATCGAAGCTTCGACAACCTTTTTGATCACCCAGTTCGACAACCTTTTTGTCCATCATGTTGACGAGATTTTTGTCCATCATGTTGACAACCTTTTTGATCGAACGTTTTGACGAGATTTTTGATCGAAGCTTCGACAACCTTTTTGGTCGAACGTCTTGACGAGATTTCGCCTCGAGTTACTTCATCATTAGCCTCACCAAAAGTGCAAAAATTACTGCATGAAGAATCCATCCCGCTGGCGTAATTTGATTATTCTTGATGTACGAAAAGCCTACAAAAGAAAGGAAACGATTTCCTGTCTGGAAGGCTAGCGGGGTGGACAACAGAAGGAATAAAACGGCTAGGAGAACGGCCAAAATCCACTTTTCGTGAGACGTGATTTCTATCTTCTCTTCCTCCATTTTATACATCGTGAAAAAAGTTTGTTTGGTAAATGGACGAACATGAAGAAGTATGGGTAGAATCTCCTGCCGACCTTCTGAAGCGTCTCGTTTTGCTACCTTCGCGTGGAAATTCATTTGGAGCCAAAGTGAACGCTCTGACGAGGTTGCTGGTCGTTGTTGTTGTCGTTTTGGCAGTTTTGAAGTGGCGTTATTGGCCTGCTATCTTGGCAATCGGAATCTTTTTGATCTTATTTTTGTATCTTCTGAAAGAAGGGAAGCTCGAAATCGAACATTTTGACGAAGATATGGCCAACTTAAGACACTACACGACTCCCCTCAGCAATCTCTATGCTCAAGGAGCATGTGAAATCGAGGTGGTCAAGGATATTCCTCAAGTTGCAACCACAGAAGAAGTCAAAAAGCAGCCACACCTAATGCGCAAAAATCCATCTCCTCGCGATAGACCAGTCGTGAATATTCGCCGTCCCAAGACTGCCAAAATTATGGTCAATCCGAAAGATTCGGGGGTGAAGAAAGACGCTTACGATCAGTATCAAGCATCGTATGATTACGAGCGTGCTCATGCTCCACCCACTCTGAATTACAGCGGATTGTAAACAAATCTAGGTACCCAAGTACTATGATTTTTGATTGCGCCAGATAGACAAAAAGTTGTTCGTCGTGTTAAGGAAAATCATTGAAAAAAACTCTCGCCTGATGAAATGACGCAGAGGTTCGATCCTGAGGATGCTACTTTCCACAGCATGAGGAGTCAAACGATGAGCGCCCCTTCTAGGAAAGATCGAACAATCGTTGGAACAGATGCTGCCAAACGATTGGCATACGCGAGCGGATCTCCAGCCCATGTCCAGGCGAATCCAGGAGAGGTCAAAGGTTGGCGATTCGATCAAAAAGATGGAAACCCCGATTTGCGAAAGCAGGCTAACGATCAGGCCAATCAGAATGCTTCTCAAGTTCATGTCCAGGGTTGGCGATTCGATCAAAAAGATGGAAACCCCGATTTGCGAAAGCAGGCTAACGATCAGGCCAATCAGAATGCTTCTCAAGTTCATGTCCAGTCGGGCTATGTTATCCGCAGCAGAGGAGGCAGAAAGGTTGGAAAGGTAGCCGCAACAAAGGCTCCCATGACTTCCAACAACATGAGCTCTCATTGCGTTCAACAGAAGCGTCAAAACATGGAACTTTTGGTCGCCGAAAGAGCTCGCCAGCTGAAGTAAGGAATGTCCCGCTTCAATCATTTCAACTAGAGTCGCTATGAGACTCGCGTTGATTAGCTTTATTTTCCCTCGGAGAAGTACTCCTCTGCTGTATAAGTTCGAGACTCCGGTTTGGGCTTTCCTCTAGCACTAGATGTTTGTCTTGATCGAGGCTGAGAGGTTCCTCTACTTTTACCACTCTGAGTTTTCGGTGCTTGCGTTCTGGGGGCAGTAGCAGGTCTCTCGCTAGCTACGATAGGCTGTTCGTCTGGATTAATGATTTCGAAACCCGTTCCAGCTACTGTTTCAAACTCTTTGCCGGTCGCGATATTGTTAACAGCTTCCTCAAGAGCGGTCTTCTCGTCAATTCCCATGCCTTGAGCAACTGTTTGCTTAATGGTCAACATTTTACCATTAACTTGTTCGCGCCTGATTTCCTCCACGAAGACAAAAGTTTGACCACCACGAGGTTTTCTTGCAGGCACCTGGAATTCACGTTTTTGTTCTTCTTCGAGTTCTGCTAGTCTATTCAGTGGTCCCTTCAAAGCTGCATTTGATTCTCGTTTCTTGATTCTCATAGTGTTGATATCGGCACGAGAAAGATTGAGTGCCGCTGCGAGTTCCTTGAAAGCGGCCGTTTTGGCATCATCTTGATTTCTAGCTTTGGCGAAAAACTTCAGAAACGAGACGGGCGGATTTGTCTTCTTCTTGATTAATCCATTGGAATCGCCAGCACGATCTCTGACCGTCACTGTGAAATGCCACATTTTATCGTCATCATCCTCTCCATCATCTTGCGAGAAGATTTCTACTTTGATAGGTTTGTGAACATCAGGAGGCAAAGCTGATATAAAATCATTCCACAAAGTGGCCGGAGTTTCGTAATACCTAGGATCCTCAGGATACCACTTCTCGGTGGAAAGAAATTTGTTCAAGAAGAGTCGAGCAATAGCTAATCCCATTTGTTCTCCAATGTAGAATTCACCAATCATAGCCAAAGCGCCAAGAAATGATTCAAAAACGTCTGCGCGTTCTTTTGAATTCAATCCTTGCTTCTCCAAGCGAACAACCCAGTCCAAAAATCCGAGTTTCTCTGCGTATATCGCTGCGTTTGCGTTGTTGGTATAGAATTTCTTCATATCGGCGACTTGGCCTGCTTCCTTCAAGAGATTTGGCCAGCATGTAGTAATGATCATCACCACGCTTTCATTCAGGATTACATCTCCGAGAGTTTCGAGTGTCTCCAAGTTGATATTGCTGAGAAACTCATGCATGAAAGCTCGCTGAATAATGAAGAATGGTCCTTTGCCAATTTCTCTGTCTGACTTGATGCCAAGAGGTTCGCGTTCTATTTCTGGAATTCCTGCGTACTCTTTTGGTCTTGGCTTGAGAGGCTCAACTTCCTCAGACATGTAAATCCGGAGATACTCCTCAGGTAGAAAAGTGCTGAGAAGACTATGAATGTACTCTCTGAAGTCCTTATACCTCGTCTCGCCGTTCTTCTGTTTGGCCAAGAAGCCAGCCAGTTTGGGATCAGGTTTATCCATCTTCGTTTAAGAACTATTTGAAAGAAATATTTCAAAAACATTTTGATGAGAGTAGAATTCGCTACAATAAAGCAAACGAAAGTCTATTTTTCCAACTTTATTTCTTCATAAAGAGATACAATGGGAGTCAAAAAGTATCAACAATGGGTACGCCAACGTTTCAGAGATTATCATTCTCACGAGCTCGGCAGATTACTTGTCACAAAGAGAGGATCAAGAAAAGTAAGACGCCTCTTCCTTGACTTGAATGCGATTATCCACACAGCCGTAAACATCGTCTATGATGGAATTGTAGATGATTTCGACTCGTATTGGGGCGATGTGGTCATCGAATTGACAGCAGAGATCATCGCAATTATGGAAATAGTGAATCCCGTTTATCTCATGTACCTGGGAGCAGATGGGACAGTCTCTAAGGCAAAAATGTTGCAACAAAGACAGCGTAGCTACAGGGTCATGCCAAAAGAAGATCAATTTAGTCGCAACAATGTCAAACCTGGAACAGAATTCATGGCCACTCTTTCTCACTCATTGAGAGAATCGTTGAAAGCCGCTTTGAACAAACGTAAGAAGGACGGTGATTTTACCCCTGCGGCGGTAGAGTTTTCTGACGCCTCTATTCCAGGAGAGGGAGAACATAAGATTCTCGCAAGGATGAAATCTGCTACCAAAGAAGGAGATTCCCAAAAGATGGTCGATGTGATCTTCAGTCCTGACTCAGATCTGCACTTTCTGCTTATGCTGAATGTTCCAGCGGGTGATCATGCCATTATCATGCGACAAGTCCACAAAGTAGAGGAAGAAGAGTCCAAATATGAGTACTTCTATGTGACCGAAATTCGCTCCAAAATGGACCTCGGCATTCATACCCCAATGGGATTCTCAAAAATATCATCAAGGAACGACTTTGCCCTCATTTCTTGTTTCGCTGGGAATGACTTTTTGCCCGCTCTACCATTTTTCAAGTATGGAGATGGTGATGTCTTTGATGCAATTCTTTCTGCCCATTCAGCGGCTTTCAAAGCATTTCAAAGTTCGGACTACGTATATGATAATTGGGAGAATTTACTGAAGTACCTGATTACTCTCTCAGAGAAGGAAGAAGGATTTCTCTTGAAGACATCGAATGCTATGACATCGCAGTCGAGTGAATTCTATGATGGGGAGAACGATCGTCGTTCTGGCGCAATCGAATTGGCTACAGGATCTGGAAACAAAGGAGAACCCAAGTTTGAAACATCTTTCTTCGACTCGAAGTATAACCGTCAAATCACTGGCACCTACCATCATGTCAACCAACTACAAATCGAAGAGTTAGACTATGATTACATCGATGAGATGTGTCATGCTTACCTCGAGGGATTAGTATGGGTGGTCCAATATTATCGCACTCAGGGCAAAGGCGTGAATCTTAACTGGGCGTACACATATCATTACGCTCCGAATCTCACCGATTTGATCAGCTATTTGAAGCGACATGAAGTACCCGCGTGGAAGAGAACTCCGCTTCTCACAAGTGTTATCGAAGTTCCCTTCACTCCTGTCGAACAATTGTTGGCCATTCTTAGACCAGAAGATCTACATCTGGTTCCAAATATTGCTAGAACTCTCTTTCTGAACAAAATGCCATCCCTCTATCCTGAAAAGGTGCTCTTCGACTATACTCTCATTCCTTTTGGCCGGGAGCATGACGCAATTGTTCTCATTAATTTCCCAGACATGTTGAGCATTCGTGCTCTCTTTCAGGCTATCGAAGATGATCCTTCAGTGAAAGCACGAAATAAGACTCACAATATCGTCAAAATATGGAAAAAGTAGTCGCCATAGACGTTTCATAATTCTGGGCACAATTGTGCCGCGAATAGTAATCACTCCTGGTCGTGATCAGTTTTGCTCTTCTTGTGAGAACTTTCTGGAGCGGTCTGTGGTACTCTGGTGAGCAATCGGGTGACCTTGATTTGAGTCCACCGGTATTTGCCTTTTTGCTTGCTACCTGCGTCTCGTATGACGAGAAAAAGTTTTCCTTGAGGATCGAATTCATCTGCTGGACGAACGAGGCCATAGAATGCGATCGGTTCGTGGGAATTGTATGGACAAATGACTGAAAAGCAATTCAGTGAAGACTCTGATGTCTCTCGAGGAAAATCAAGCCATACGACGAGAGTGGGAACATTGGAAGCCCCCCAGATTTTACCATGAAGAGACAAACCTGCCCCCACTCGTCGGAGCAACTTGAAAACTCTCTCAGCTCTGTCAAGAAGAGAGTCTGTTTTTGGTTCTCGAAATGGCCACGGAAGATCAACATATTTCTCAAAGCAAGTCAGAATAGAAGGCGGGCGGCTTGGAGGAAGCCAGAACTCTACTTGTTCCTCGGAGAGATCGTCAAGCAGGTCCATCTTGCTACTCAAGGTTAAACTACACGTTTTACGAAATGTTTTTTAATTCATTTCATATTAAGTTTGCTCTCCTCGTTATATTCAATCGTGATAACGACTATTCGAAACATTCTGAACTCTCTCGAGTCTCAAATAGTTATTACTTGTTGTCTGGATCGCAGTACATACAGAGAGAATCATCCCATGCCGTCATTTGAGCACATTGCGAGCAAAGATTATGTTCCTCGCAGAGTGAAATTTTATCTGGCTTCTCTCCAAACAAATGTCCTATTATCCAGAATGAAGCTCGTCTCTTCATTCTGATTGCTCTTTTGGCCTTACAACCTAGGAAAACACAATGACTCATCTTTAGCGAACAAAACTATTCCAAAATTGTGAAGTCATCTGATCTTACTAAGAGATGAAATTCTGAGTGCTCTTAGCACCTCGAATTGTAGAACCTACTTGTCCTTATCGCAGTCATAGCACAAAGCGGTATCCCAGCAAGTTCCTTGCTGACAAACTCGACACTTGTTGTGATCTTCACAAAATCTCAAGTGAAGATTCCTCTTGAGGATGGAAGAAGTCTTCTTCTTCCTCCAAATGGATGTATCGCGGTGACAACCTGGTTCAGCACAAATGCTGTTCATCTTTTATTTCACTTGTTTTTATCTTTAAAGCTATCGTTTGCCTACTTTGGAGTTCATTCATGACATCAAAATGCCTCGAATTATAGTACCATCAATGCTTTCACGTAGTATGATGGTAGGTGGCCAGAAGGAGTGAATTGTGTATCACTGTCGCAGTTAACAATTGTCGCATCACCTAACAACTCATCGTGCTTCTCTTTTAGTTTCTTCAGATAGTCGAGATTGTAGGAATCTTCACCCGCTCGTCCTCTTGATCGAATCCTGTCGAGACAAAATTCTGCTTCAGCATACATGTACACAATTTTGACCTCTATGCCTCTCAATTCTGGAATCAGATTGTAGTGAAATTGTGCCCGATACTCGTTCATCTGTTTGGTTGAAATCATGCCAGCCTCATGTTGAATCAAGGCGAAACACAAATTTCCTTCCAGACCTCGATCCACAATGACATCTCGTCCTGCCCGAGCATGCTTTGCCGCTTGTCGTAATCTCACAAAGGTTTCAAACTGAGTATCGAACTGGAAATCAGCTGCCTTGTTCTGCATGTCAGCCAGGTAGATCTTCAGTTTCCCAACATTCACAACCTCGGGAATGAACAAGTAGTTTGAATCATGAGCTTGCAAACTTTCTCCCAAAGTAGTTTTCCCAATACCCGGCAATCCTTCCAACACGATGATTTTACCAGGTCTCGGAATCATTTTATGAACTAGGAATAAACAAACGGCGAAATCAATTGGCGTTCATCACATCTCACTAGAGATTAAATTCGTGGTGTATCAACCAAGTTTCATATCGAAGAAATACTCTGCTGGCATCACTTGCCCATTCCTTGATTTGAACCATTTGTCGCGAGTTTTGGAATGCTTGCTTAGAGAAGGATGGTTATCAACGATATCGATCACTTCGGGAGCATCCGATCTCATCACTCTTCCAGCAGATTGTTCGATCTCTTCTTTGTAAAATGCTCCCAAAATTAGAAGGTCGAGTCTTTCTCCATCGAAGTTTTCACAGAGATTCTTATCGTCGAAACCCATTTCAGCCTTGGAGTAAGTAGCAATGAGAATACGGCAATTGGAATAACTGTCCTTCTTGGCGTAGAAAGTGGCGACCTTCTCGCCGTAAGCTTTGAGCATTCTCTCGAGTGTTTCTACATGCTCTCTCAAGTGGACAAGTATCATGATCTTATTGTTTTGGCGAAGGCGACAAATGTTGCAAATCATCTCGTTCCTCTTCTCATTTTGCGAAAGAGATTGCATTGCGACATTCCAATCGATTCTCGCCCTGCTATAACCAGCTGGTTTCTGTATTTTGGGTACAAAGCTGGTGAAATATTTGTGTACGATGAAAGGCTTGCAGGATTTCCTAAAGATGTTGTGACCGAAGAAAAACGCCAAGATCGTATGATAGCCATCCTTGCGTTCCCTCTCAGCGCAGAGACCCATAGTATGCGTCGGGTTGAAAGCAAGGAGTGCTTTCACGCGTTCCGGAGTGCACCAATATTTTGCTTCATCAACTATGAGAAAGTCGATAGTCGAAGTGAAAGCTTTTGGTAAAGTCAGAGCGCGCCTATCCGTACAAACAAACATATTACACATTTGAGGAACCTTCGGCCCCTCAATATATGCAAGTTGTTCTGCCGCTTCGTTATCCTCAATGAACATCATTTGTCCTGGCATGACGACTTCCGATTCTGTCAAAAACTGGCCAGCAAGAAAGCGACGATGAACGAGAACCATGGTCCTCAAGCCGAGGTGAGCAGCGATTGCCAAAGCCATCCACGTTTTGCCCCAACCACAGTGAAGTTGAAGGAAGACACTTTTTTGCTCTTTAAGTACCTTCATTGCCTCCACAAAGACTGGCTTTTGTTGACAATACTGATCATCTCTGAATGATAATTCCGCAATCTTGAAGTGTACAGGTCTGGGTTCTCTCATGCCAGTCAATTCGATCAAACCACGAGCATAGTGAAGAGGAATGATGTAGCTTCTATCTGTTGTAATAAGTGCATGAAGTTCTGATACGCGAGCTTTGCCTCCTTGTTTTGTCTTTTTGCCCTTCAGATGAAGATCTTCTTTCAGCCTGCGCACCAAATCATCCGAGAGGATTTTGGCAGGCAACTCGATCGACATTAATAATCAAATTGTACGCTAGATGAGAAAACAAATTTCTTGGCTTTCTGGACAACTCAGTTGTCTCAAAAGAAGAGAATCACTTTTGGGAAAGGCTCGAGATTCGAACTTCTCGCATGTGCGTGTTATTGTAAGTATTGTCGAGATTGTTCCTTAGCTCTATATCTTCAGGCATGAGACCCAGGAGAGAACAACGTTCGTATAATTCGTTGAAAGAAAGTAGACTTGCCAAGAGTTTATCGTTTTTACAGTCCGCTAGTTCTTCTAACATTCTGGCTTCAAGATCTCTCACTATTTCTCCATTGTGGGAGGGCGAATTGCGACATGATTCTTGTATCATTTCGGTTACACTTTCGGCCACTCCCATCTTTCTCATCGCTAGCATGGGAAAACAGCGTCGCACCAAACCAACGAACGTCCAGAAAGAAAGACTTAAACCAGAACGTTCTAAACATTGACGGAGCGTGGATTCCCTGAATTTCCAATCAGCGGTTCCATATTTGGACATTCCGATGTTGATATCTGTTACAATATATCCGAGAGGCATGAAGAAAATACCATATTTCTCCAGAATAGGCACTCGAAGTTCTGGCAAAGTTCGTATCTCAATGAAAGGTTGAGAGTTAACTCCATAGACAAAATCGATGCTCATACGTTCTGGCGATTCGCTACACACTTCGAAATACTTGGAAGCGTCAGTTTTGCAATCTCTGAGTATTTCTCTCGTTACGATGCATGATTCATCAGTAGACAAAGCGGAAAGAATTTCTTTTAGTTCCCATACTAGTGCGGTCGCGACCATTTCATTGCGGACCTTCTCAAGATCAGCAGGTTTGTGGCAGTCGATTTTACACAAGACAAATTCGATGAAGGGAGTATGGATTGCCTTATTGGCAAAATGGTAGTTTGCAGCATCGATACCACTGTACAAAAGCATGGCGTTGGCAACTTGCAGCTTAAGTCCGAGTGCTTTCATCTTATCATTCAGGAATGGCTGAAGAATCTTCTTTAAGTTAATCATGTGACCCCGTCGTTTTGGATCCACACTGAGCATATCTCTTGTATTCGCGGAAGGTTGCACATTTTTGATGACTGGTTGTACTCCCAAGTTTATCACTCTTTTATCTCGAGTGACTTTCATGCTTTTTAACAGCAGGATACCACTTTTAGACAGACTTGTTTGTCTAAATGTTGAAACATCTCGACTTTCATAGTTCTCTAGCTTGTTTGGAAATGGATTGCATTGCAAAAGAAAGAGCAATCAGAGCAGGATTGTTATCCAAACTTGGGTCAGCAAGAATCAACTTGATTTGATCAAGTTGGCTCAATATTTCTTTCACTTTTTGATCGACATATTTATCAAGAGAGGATTCCAATTCTTTCGCCATTTCTTTAACTTTGTGGATAGTGATTAGACAGATTTCCGAAACTTGTCTAGATATCTTTTTTGCAAACTTTTGGAGACTGGAGGTGGCTTCCCGCCATTCAACAAATAGAAAAGACCGTTGCTACATTTTTCTACCAACTGGACATTTCTACCGCCAAAAGGAACGCCTTTCACGAAGATGACAGGATCGCCTAAAATGTTGATACTCTCTTCATTAAAACTGGCATCAACAATGCCAGGAAAAATGTAGGCAAGAGGATTGCTCAATTTGTCTCCGCCAGATGTGGGAACAAAGCAAGTAAACATGCCGTCCATTTCGAGGAGATGTGGAAGATCAGTTTTGCTCATACTTTGAAGAAAAAGTTTGCCTTCTCTTGTTTCGGAAAGAGATTCTGCAATCGTATGAACTTCTGTGCCAACGGAAGAATCAAGTTCTTCCATCTTGATGCATACAAGAGCGGTACGAAATTTTTCTCCCAATCCGAATTTCCCAGAGTCGCACACCGGGTTTTGAAGCATGTAGGATCTTCCGTCGACATCAATGAGGTCAAACCCGCTGTTCGACAAGTATGCAAATCCTCGTCCGAGTTGTTTTCTCAAAGGTTCCAGATATTGTGGCAACGCTGTGTGAATATGACGACCACGATCTTCGCTCAATAGAATTCCTTCTGTCACTTCGAATGGCGTCGTCAGGATGGCCATTTTGATATCCACATCGAGAATCGCAATACACATCTTTTGGTCATCCTCTTCTAGAATCAAAAAGTGAGCACTCCGAATCCCAAGTCGGGCAAGTTTGTCTACGGAATTCATTTCACAACGATTTTCTTTTGGATTACAAAATGTTCTCTCACTTTCTTCATCAAGAAAGAAATGGAGCTACTCAAAGTTGCGGCCAGTTTGCATGGACAGAACGATGAACAAAAGAAGTTCATCGTTCATGAAACAAAGTATGCCCTTCTGGGAGCGATTTTGTTTCTAATTTTCATCATACCTTGGACAACCAGTTTGGTACAAAATACGTTCCCATTGTCACGCGGTCCGATCACGATCGTTTACAAACTGATTCTCTTCATCTGTATCTACTATATCATACAGAAAACGAGCTGGTTTCAGAATCTTTGAGTTACTTCGTCTAATCAGACGTTGTATTTATATGTCTTCCGCAGACTTCTCGCCTTTGACTTTGTATGCCTTTCCCTTGTCGCGACCTGGCATCTCGGGTCGAACAATACGATAGTAAGCTTGTTCTCCTCCCAGAGAACGATGGAAGTAAAACAAGTCTCCAACGTGAGCTCCATACCAGCGTGCTATTGGTCCTTCCAAAGACAAGAAAGGTAGAATCTCATCTAGTGCGGCGGCTTTGTTTTCCATCACTCTAACCAAACTTTGTCTCAACTTTTCCTTCATGTCTTCATCCGTGATGAAGACAATCTTTGATTGCAAAGCGAACTTCATTGGATTGAATTGCATGGAAAAAATGCCGGCCAGTTCAACGACCGATTGAGGAATGACGCCTTGACTTCTCGGAATGTTTCTCCTTGTTGCGAACGAAATGTCAGCAAATATTTTTTTGGCATCGGAAGTGAAACTTTTGTCATCGCTGAGAACAAACACGAGGTGAATCGGGGCTGACTTGCTGGTTGTCTTCTTTTGTCCGCGAGATGATTTTTCAACTGGTCCTCCCAAGTTTGCCATTTCGCTGACGACAGCATTGGCGACCTCTTTATTGACATCTCCAGTGGCAACTGCCAAGTACATAGATTTCACAACTCCATCCACAGTTTTCTGAAAATGGATCCAGTTACGGGACTCAGAATGGCTAGCCCTGAGAGTATCAAACTGTTCTGGCTCAACTGGATTCCTTCCGCCAATCTCATGATATTCTCTCAGTAGAATCATCTTGAAGGCATTTTTGTATGCCTTGTAGACTTCGGTTTTCGGTCTCATTTCGCACAAATCTGTTTTTAATTTTGTTCTTTCATTTTCATTTAACTCTTTGACACTTGGTTTTAACAAACTTTGCGTCTTAATTGTAGAAAACATAGCTTTCTCCCAAGATAGTATCCAGGGTTGAGACAAATGTAGATTTGTCGATCCAATTAGGTGCCACATTTTCTACCACAACTTTTGTAACACCATTGGCATTCATGTGATTATGCATGGCAGTAACAGCAGCAGTGAAATTGTCTTGAACGGCAGAAGTATAACTGTTCTTATTGGTGATGATATAATAGACATACCGACCGTTATATCTCAATGCGATAATGTTTCCTACCTTGATGCCTTGATTTTTGAGCCACCCGACGCTTCCAAAACGTCTCTTCAATTCTTCTCCACACCGAGATGAAAGTGTAAACCGCTCATCGACAAAAACTGCTACAGACTCTGTGCGCGAAATTTCTGCCAAATATTCGAAGCCACCTGCATAGACACCCGGATCATACTGCTTGGGGGACGAAATGTTTCCTCCCATTTCTTTCGAATAGAAACAAGTTGTTAAACCTATTTTGTTTCACGGAGTGTTTACTCCTAGAAATGTCTAGGGCTTGGCAGCCTTCTTTCCCCCTGCTCGGGCGGCCCGAGCTGCCTCCGCTTCTGCATTCTTTCCAGCATTCTTGATATCACGACGAGTAGTCAATCGCTCCTGCTTGGCCGCATTCTGCTTGACCTTCAGCTCGGAAATCTTGGCATCACGTTCTTCCATCGATTCGCCTGCTCGTCTTCCCGCACGATTCAATGCTGACCTCTCCCTGGCATTGTTGTAGCTTTCACTGAGGTCCTCCTTCTTGTTGCGAGCATACTTCTTGATTGATGTCCAAATTCCGTATTCCTTTTCGTCAGAACCACCTGTCAAGAGAAAGACGATCAAAACTGAGGCTACGATTCCGATCAAAATGCCCCACACAAGTTTGTAATGGTTGGCATCGCGTTCTGCTTGAGTTTTGTACTGATTGTTGAAGATCAGTACGGCCACAATGATCACGAGCACGATCAAAACTACCAGAATGAGCAAATGCCTCTCAGAGAGCTCCATCTTTAGTCACTTTTTTGATTATTTTGTGCTTTTCAACGCGTAGAAAATTGGCGGCCAACTTGTTTTGCTCACGACGCTTGCAAGCGTCAAGAACTATTTTGTCGTAAATTCTGCTTTTCCTGCAGCGGAACGAATTTGTTTGACAGCCATGGAAGCATGAATGAACTGCGGATCTCCCTGCACGTTGATGAGACGACGAGGATCAAACATGTCTCCTCCGTATGCAAACTGTATGATGCGACCACTTTCGTTTCTAGCTGAACCATCTTCGTAGGCAGCAATGTCTCCCATCATGATCCAAGCACGTCGATAAAAATAGCCCGTATCTTTTGGTTTCAGATTGGATTCAATGATGTTACCACGAGATGCTTGAGCATGGTGCCAAAACTCGATGGGATTCAAACCGGTCCCAAATGGACTCGCACAAAATCCATTCGAGACCGGATCGGTGTCGTCCCTCTCGACAAATGGGAGAGTCCTATTCGTCACTGGATTGCGATCCAATAGTTCTCGTTCTTGAGGTCCCACTAAGCCCAAAACTTGTGTCACATTGTTGGCCGTCCCCTTGGCACCAGAGTAGACAATAAAGAGAAAGCTGTTGCTGAATCTATCGGCTCCATCGATTTTATCTCTGAGGGAGATTCCTTCTTGCAACCTTTTTTGCATCGCTTCTTTGATCGCTGCGGGCTCCGACATCATAAACTTGAGGGAGACATAAGAACTGTTTTCTTCCTCATGCTGGAACGACTCTGTCGGAGTGGCTTGGAGCAACTTGATCAATATCTTGAAGATCTGAGTTTCAACCAAGAGTCTTTCTTCTAGTTTCCCTTGTCTTTTCCCTGTAAGAATGCTGGTGATGACAGTACGCACCAACTCGGCGAAACTATCTGGATTTGGCTTCATGTTCGCATACTTGATCAAATGACTTGCCGCCTCAGAAGTAAAATCGATTTCTTGCTTAGTTTCGGCAAGTATTCTCAAAGCTGTTGCCAAAATGTCTTGTAATTCTTTGTCTCCAGATTCTGCCGCCAGCTCTTTCTTCTTGGCAACGATGTCAACGCCACCAGACTTGACAATTGCATTGACACGATCTCCCAATTCTGCCATAACTTTGTCTACTCCAGCGAGGGCCAATTTGGCCAACTCTCCTGTGGTCCCGGGACTGAGCAACTTTTTGGCACTTTCTTTGGCAGCTTCGATCAAATCATCGATCGTTCCTTGAGGATCATCTCTAGGGTCATCTGTGTCCAGAACGCAATCAGATGGTCCTAATGTGAAACCAGTCACTTCGATATACTTGTAGAGGCCGCTAGTGAACGCACTAAGGAAGACCACGACAGTCTCAGCATCATACTGTTCGAGTATGGCATCCACCATGCCTCCCGACTCTTTTCCAACATCGTTCTTATCTAGTTGTCCGGAAACAAGGAATCCCTTCTCGACTAAAACAGTTTCACCTCCTTTGGCCTTCCTTTCGTAATGAAAATCGATTGGAAAGAAGAAGCTCAAAACAGCTCTGCCCGAAGCTGGATCAAGATTTCTCTCGAGACTATACAATGTTTGTAGGAAAGCGGAAGGATTGGTGCGAAACTTGCCGCCGGGATTGCGTTTCTCAAAGATTGACAATCCTTCCATAATGATAGCATCGCGGAGAGAAGGAGAAATGATTGTACTTTTGGCCGTCATGAGTTTGGCCGCAACGATCGAATTCTGGATCAAACCAATCCAGGGCGAAGAGTATTGATCTCCGCGGGCACAGTTTGCTACCATCATCTTGCTAGCAACATCACGACGAGATGCCAAATTTTGCGGAACAGCCATGTTCATTTCGTCTCCATCGAAGTCGGCATTGAATGGTCCAGTGACGCTAGGATGAATGCGAATCACGTTTCCTCCCCCAGCGAAGATTCTGGCACGAAAACCTTGGATACCACCTTTGTGCAAGACTGGTTGGCGAGTGATGACCAGAATGTCTCCCTCCACTATGCTTCTTCTGACCGTATCTCCTATTTCCAAGAAGACGTTCTCATGATGCTCCAAATCGAGAACACGGTCGTTGCTCTTGATGACTTTCTTGATTAGGCCAATTTTGAGCTTTCCGTTCACCATCTTAGGCATATGAATACTCCAATCTGTGATATCTTCCTGACTCAAAATTTCCTCCGGAATGGTCACGCTTTCCGCAAAGATTTCGGAGATACCAACTTCATCCACCATGATTTCCGGATCGCCGATCAAGACGGCGCGACCAGAATGATCAGAACCTTTTCCAGCCACATCGTGACGAATGATACCATACTTTCCGTTGATACTTGTCTGAACAGAGACAACAACTCGACCACCATGATGTTCGGTATCGAAGTGGTTATCGGTTTTATCATCTTTGGCGAAAATTAGGTTATAAATATTCTCACACAAAGTGTGTAAACTTGCCCCGCCAGCAACTCGCTCAGAAGTATCACTTTCTGATGATCCCATAGCAATATCAAATCTGGAGCGTTTTGACATATAATCGCCCTCCGATTTGTCAATCTTTTCGAGCAGCTTGATGTTCTCTTCAAGAATCGCCTTGTAATGGTTCGTGAAAGCATGCGGAGTCAGCGTTCCGGCTATCATCTTTTGATGCCTGTGGATATTCGACAAGACTGGAAAAACGTTCATCACCAATGCTCGTAGTTTGTTGGTACCGAAACCAAGCAACGAGGCCCAATTCTTGTTTACTCCTTCCGTGGTCACATCTTCGTCAATGGCAGTGAGAAATTCCTTCACATCTTCTGGATCGAGCAAAACAGACACTTCGCCCAATTTCTGCTCGATAAAGTAGTCTTTGACAATTGCGTAAGTAACTGGATTCGCATCACTAACGCATTTCGTACATTGTCGAGTAGCCTCAATGACTTTCAACTTGGCAGTACCATGAATACCCGCCCAGTCTCTCTGAATATTTAGCGGATTGAAGCAAGGTATCAAATGAACTGGTGGGCAATCTGGATCGTCAAGTAATTTCTCCCTGATCTCTCTGGTCATCATAGATATTTTTGTCTGGTCGACCCTTTCATCACGCAACCTTTTCCTCTCACGTAGGCTCTGATCGATGATCCAGTTTTCGCGCTCTTCTCTGGACTTTTTCCAGTGCGTGTAGCAGAACAACTTGAGGATGATGAGTACCGAACTGATGAACGCCGGATGATAAATTGGTGCCGCTAATTCGATGTAACCAGGATGTCCAGGGCATGTCATAATTCCTCCTCGACATTTCGGACAAATGTCTTTCAACTCTGATGGTCCCATTTGAGGATCAAGGATGCATCCTGCTCCAGTCATGGGAATTCCAGGTTTGGAGACAGAGACTTTGCAAAATGTCCCATTTCCCGTCCCACCTCGGATATCTTCCTCTGTGGAAATAGCAAACAAAAGTTGAGAAACTATGCCTTGATTAACTGCTAATGCAGCTTGATAGTTTTTGGCTCTCTCGAGTTGTTTGGAAATGCCAGAACTCGGATCGGGTGCAACAGGAGCATCTACCGATTTCCTATGCTTTTCCGCAGATGATTTAGAAACTTTCCAAGTTTCTTGGTTTGCAGCGAGTTTTGCCTTCTTGAGCAAACTTTGTTGACGTACCGCCATTTCTTTCGTATTTACTTTGGTAAAAATAATGAAAATCCTTTTTCAGATCTGTTATTTCTCAAATAGAAAAGACAAATGATATCTCACACAGCTAACTTGGTTGTTAGCTTGACGATTGCTGAAGGTATTGGTGCTTTTCGTCGTACCATAGGTAATGAAGCTGTTCTCACAATGAAAGTCGATAGTGATAAAGTCAGGAGATACTTTGAAAGAGCATTTGTTAGATGGGTTTTCAATGCAATTAGAGCGAACAAAAATCCATTCACATCTCCAATCGAATGGGACGATTTTGTGTCCCAAAAAGATATTGCTTACCTTCTTCAGAGAGATCCTGCATTGAATCATATTGATATAAGCAAGTTGGATTGGACTTGGATTTCAACTCGTTTTCAAACTATTCATTCAGTTGCACACAATTTAGAAGCTAAAGATAGTCCAAGTCGAGTAGAAGTCAAGAAAGACGCTAGGCATGTCACTTTGCGATATGTTTGGTCCGAAGATGGGTGGAAACGGCCGCTCGAATATAGTCTGTCACTTAAGCACTACGAGAATATCAAAATGCTCTATCAAGGTCCTCTCAACAAGTTTCATGATTATCTTCTAATTACTTTTGCCAGGTATGCTGCTTGTGGAGCAACAAATAATCATTGTTCCGCACCTCCTGACGTGATCGTTTTTTGTGGCGCCAAGACTGAACTTTTTGGTTCTCCTGTCAATGCCGTTACGCAGCAATACTGTTCTCCCTTCGAGGATATCGAAAAGTATTTCGGCAGTCTGGGATCGTTTTTTAACTTCAGGATATCTGCAGGTATATACTTCATGAATCCTCCTTACGATGAAGATTTGATTCTCTCGGCTATGCAGAAGATCATAGCAGTTTTCAAAACTACCATTCCTATCACCGTAGTTATGGTAATACCGATGTGGGATGTCTCAGGACAAGAAAAGTATCGTGGCCGCGTGCACATCGTCAAGGAATATGAAGCTCTAGAATTGATTGAAAAAAGTGGCTTCATTCGTTCCAAAACTGTGCTAGGGTATCAGAGTCACTTGTTTTTCGACTACTATACCGATTGTTATAAAGTCATAGCAGATACTTACCTCATAGTTGCCTCCAATACTGATTACCAAATCAGTGCACTAGAAATATCAACGAAATGGCTAGAAGTTACCAATTGAAACTCGACATGTGACTGTCTCGTTTCTCACTCTTGGGCACAAATCGGTACTATGTTTTCTCTCCTTCGATGTGCTTCAATCATGGCTAATCTTTCCTCAGGTTGTAGAAGTTCTGCGACTACTTTTATCTCTCCTAGCAAAATCTGGGGATACTTCGAGTTGGTGACAAATTTCACTTCCGTAGTTTCATACCATGTTGCCGCCACTTGTTTAGGATTGCAGATAGACCAAATTGCATGAACACATTGCAAATCGATACGATCACTCTTCGTAACTGAAATATTGTACAGATAACAGACCAAGTTGCATACTTTTTGTGTTGATCTCATGGCCATACCGATGATGGGTAGCCAGGCATTCGTTATGAGTTTTCTCTGTTTAATCAGAATGGCGGGAGCATTGAACTCTTTCCTGAAATTCTTCCAGTCATGCTTTTCTACTTGCAAATGTGGATTCTCTTGATCTAACCAGTAGATTTGTCTGAAGACATCCACTGATGCTTCAAAATTTTGATCTTCAAGTTCAACATCTAGTTTGATCAAGAGAAATTTCAAGCGTTTGACGGCATGGTCTGCGGAAATTTCCACTACAGGCGTTCTCAAGTGGCGACAAAGCACTGTAAAAAGTCTGTCTTTCGGAGATTTGGCCATCAGCTCAATCAACATGGCCAAAATTTGCTGATCTACTTCTCCACTCCAGAGGAAACGATGTATTAACATAATGAGAGAAGGATTTGTCGGACCAATTTCTTCGGAAATGGTTACGTAAATTTGATGCAAAATACCGTCTTCCAGTTCATCCCCTGCCATGATTGCTTCTAGAACGCATTGTAACGCCCCGTGATAGTTTCCAGTTCTCACAGATGTACGAAAAAAGGCGAGATTCTCGTCGCCATCAAAGTTTGAGTAAGTTTTGCCATCAGGACAGAGCAAAGTATTTCTCTCTGCGGCATCCATTTTTGGACTCTTTTGCAAATAAAATAGCAAGATCATTTCGAGACAAAGTTTCATCACATAAGTCGAAAAGACTTGAGAGAAGTTTGCAAATCACTTGGTGAGCGTGAAGTTAAAAGTGCGGAGGGCAGGGATGAACTCAATCTTCTTCTGCACATCGGCATCCTTATGAGCGGCATGAAGTGCGACTCCAAAAGGAATCTCCTGACTAGTCTCGTAGGAAGCGTATGTTGGGAATCTTTTGTTCAAACGGAGATCAAAATCGTGGGCACGACCGAAGCTCGCCTTGGGGAGACGTTGAGCCTTGATATTTGACAGGAAATCTGCATTGGCGATGAAGCGGGCAGATTGTTCCATCGTCTTGATGTTCGGATAAGAACGAACAGTCAAAACATTCCAAGGCAATTCGCGCAACAAAGAGATTGCACCAGCATCAGCACCGGGATTTGCCATGGCCGTTACAAAGATGGACTCAGTTGTACTCGCCTTGATCACGGCAATGTAGACATCCTGATCCTTTCCAAGCGCCTCCACGTTGAAGAGGCCGACTTTGTTCAAGTGGATGTGACCAAAAATCTCATGAAGCTGCTCCATTTCGAAGGCAACAAAAACTTTTTTAAGGGAACGGAGATTTTCAAAGTTGTCTTCAAACTTATTCATCTCGAGGACTTACATTGCTGCGACCAGCTAAAACATTGCCAGGAAGGCTAAATGAACACTCTGGTTAGGATCTTTGAGGATCTCTCGTATCCTCAAATTCTGGACATCGCGGAGGAATTCTACTTTCACACTGATAAAGAGCTGAACAAGCAAGATTTTGAACGAAAGTTTGCTCAACACCTTGAAGAAACCAGCAATGCAGATGAAGTTATTTCTCGCTACAAACGTAATCCAGGACTTGAGACAACGGAGAAAGAAAAAGCAGTTGAACTGTTCAACTTTCAGGTTGTTCGCAAAGCCGATATGATTGAAGGATTCGAACGCGATATCACATTCCTCAACGCGTCAGAACCTGGCACGGGAAAAACGTTCGTAGCATTGTCGGCAGCAGAGACAGAAAAAAGACCAGTCATCATTGTCTGTCCGAAGCAAGTCATGCTGACATGGTACATGCTTGCCGTCAAGAGCGAAGTCGAGATTCTTTGCATTTGCAATTATGATATGTTCATTACCGGCAACATGTATGCTTTGAGTGGGAAAGTAGATCTCGAAAAGCTGCCCAAAGTTGAGAATCCGTATCTACGTCGTGTGGAGAAACAAGGTCGTGGCGTGAAGAAAGTCGTCGAGTTTGAATGGAAGAATCTACCGGAGAGAACTCTGATTGTTTTCGATGAAGCTCATCTCTGCAAAAACATTGGAACACTCAGAACGTCTCTCATGTTGGGAGCCTACAATTACGCCAAACATCCTGAAAATCGCTGGAAACATATCAACATCCTGCTGATGAGTGCAACGATCATCGAGAAGAAACATAATTTGAAGCCATTTATGTACGTTTTGGGTTACGCCAATAGTCCAGGTGAGAAAAACATTGTGGACGCTCCTGATTTTTCCGTGAAGAACTTTGGTTACAAACTACTTGCGGAGAAGAGAATGACGCGAGCGACCATGAAACAAGCTCGGGAAGCTTTAGGCGATTTTCACACTTCTGATATCCGCACCAAGACTTTCAAGTTGGAAGACAAAGATAAAGCCCGCATTCAAGAATTGTGTGTGGCCGTTCGTGATGTCTTGAAAGGCAACCAGGGAAAGAAAGCTGGAAACCATCTAGCAATCAGAATGCAAGCTCGCCAAGAAATCGAAGCGTTGAAGATGGGAATCTTCTTTTCAGAACTCAAGGTTCAGCTTGCAGCCGGATATGCGGTGGCTCTCTTCGTCAACTTCATTCCTTCTCTCGAGGCTCTCATCAGTATGATTCAGAAAGAAATGCCAAACGAGGCTATTTCGATCATCAGAGGAGGACAAGCTGCCTACGAAAGACTCAAAAACATCGATGACTTTCAGAACGGCAATTCTCGAATCATCGTGGCCATGATGGGTGCTGGCGGGACCGGCATTGGTCTCCACGACATTAAGGGAATTCGTCCTCACTACGGTTTTCACTCTCCTCCCGAATCAATTACACAAATGATACAAGCTTTGGGGAGACTTGATCGTCTCGGATCGAAATCAAACTCGGTGCAAAGAATCGTCTTCATTGCCGATACAATTGAGGAAAAGATTGCAGAAGGATTGCTCAAAAAGATGCAAACCATTGGAGAACTCAATGGTGAAGAAGAAAGCGCAGACAATATTTTTCTCTTTGATGAGATCCATGCATACGATGAAGGAAAAACTACCGGTAGGAGTACCAATAGTCACTCCTCGCCAATTAAATCTGATCGAGCAGGGGAAATCAAAGTTGTTGTAAACAAAAAGAACAACAATATTACGATCACAGTTCCAGACTACATGGTTGATGCTTTTGAAAACGGACTGCCATCAGTTGCGATGTCAAATATGCATATCGATGGAGATAAATACATATTCTCTCTTGATCATAGAGCAGTAATTCAGGAGTTTCTCACTAGTTTGATCCAATAAATGTACGAGGTGTTACAACACTGAGCAATACAAACTGAATTCTATCTTTCTACGTACAATGATTCAAAATGAGGACTGAAGTAGTCAAGTTTTTCACACTTAATTCGGCCAAATGGCACAAATCGGCGACGCGACCATATCCATTTCTGATTGCTCACGAGTGTAATGATGTTTTCCTAAACAGGGAGACCAACCAGCAAGAAATCAGGAAGAGAGAATATTACGCCTTCGATAGTATCGATGTTTTCATTCGCGAGAGAATTAACTATCCTCACGCTCATGAAGTTATCTGGGATCGTCTCACGCCCGGCAAACAGCAAGGTCGTCTGGTTTTCGATTTTGATTTCACAACGTTCTGGTACGGGATCAACTTTGTACCCAACAATTTTCTGTCAACCATTGAAACTCTCGTGTGTGAAACATTTAAACGCTACTATGATGGCATCGATTTGAGTCGTTTGATCTTCATTTGGTTGATCTCAGATGTTGAAAAGAAGTGGTCCAAGCATTTGATCGTGAAGAATGCCCACTTTTGTGACGACTGGAAAGAACAAAGCTTAGTCTTCTATAACCTCTTTTTGGCTCTCTATGAGGAAGTCAATCCATGGCCCGAAGAGCATAACCTGAAGACAAAAGAATTGATTGACATTCAGGTTGCCAGAGGAAATGCAACAATGAGAATGATGGGTTCGTCCAAGTTGGGAGGCAAAACTCTTCTCTTTGAGTCAGCTTTTAGTTGGCGTGAAGAGTTAGTCAGGACAGAACACAAAGATACCATAACTTTCTACGACACTTTGATACAACTTTATCGGCGAGAAGATGTCACGAATGAACAAAATATTCGTCAATGCCAATTGAGGAAAAAGATCCTAGACGAAATGTTCTTCACGTTCGACCCCAAGACGAACGAAGATGTCCCAAAGATGATACCCAACAAGTTTTACCGCGAGGCGTGCAAACATGCCATGATTGATCTCACCAGGTTTGAGAAAGATGACACAGTCCTTGAAGCTGCAGCAGTTCAAAAAGCTTTTGCCACGTTTGAAAATCACATTTGTCGCGAAATGAAGCTCAGCAAGCAAACCATTTTTCGCTTCAAAGGTTGTAAAGGTTGTCTTATCAGCTTGGAACGAGTTTCTCCAGCACCATGTCTTCTCTCAGGAAAGGTACACGATAATGAAAATGCTTTCCTTCGAGTGACTGCCGATATCGTCTACTTTCATTGCTTGAGAGGATGCGAATTAGGTGACAAAAGAAGTATCCGCTTGTTCGGCACAATATAGTTACTTCGTTCTGAGCGAACGTTGTAATCTTTTATTTTTTCTTGGGAGAAACTCTCTGTTCTCTCTTTCTTGCATACGAGCATTTCAACAAGTTATCGCCAAAGTAGCAAAACAATGACGTTCGAGCAACTAGGGCAGCACAATCGATGTCCTCGTAGCGAAGAATGACGATTCTCTTCTCTTCCCATTCTCGTGGGAAAATGATGGCATCAGGTGTGGCCACACCGCCGAAGAAATGCTTGAGCTCTGTTTCGAGCGTTTGTTGTGTCTTGGTGGCAGGAACTCCGGAAACAAAGATGCAGTTCGGATCTTCGAACTCCTTGGCTGGCAAACCGAATCCCTGCTGACATTCAAACGTGAATTCCTGTTCGTCACAAGAGAATTTGATCTTTTCGTCAGAGATGATTTCACTAGTTACCTCTTCATCTGTGATAGTCAGGAAGGCATGCGGTCTTTCGGGCAGCTTTCCGAAAATGGAGAGCCAACAGACTTTAGCATCAGGTGCCGCATACTTGTCTGCCAGCATTTTCTCAAAAGTGGAACGAAGAGAATCAGACTCGAGTCCATTTCTGTTGAGCAAGAAGATCACTGTACGAGAATTGTTGGGGGCGCAAGCTTCAGCACTATTTCTGGAGAGAGGTGGACTACTATCTGCCCACGAAGATTGTTTTGTCACTGGAGAAACAACTTTAGTTACCGATGACATTTTTGCAAGCTACTGGTTGATAGTACTTCGCGACACTTGCTGATGACCTTGACAGTACTGACACGAGTGTGAGAATGAAGAGAACTAAAATGATACCCAATATGAAGGCAAGGGTGTTTGACATCTAATAATCAAAAATGTGCGGAATCAATCGAGCGGGATTCCTTTCTGTCGGAACAAAAAGTTTTTATCTCGCCTGTCATAACCATTAAGGAAAACGAATCTTACTCTTCTCGCCTTGCTTAGTTTAAAACATGAGTAAGTACGATCCTTTCATCAAACAGTGCCTTGGTGCAAAATACAAGGAGAAATCTTTCGATGAACTGACTATTTCAACAGCGACTATCGATGTGAGATTGCCGGAGATCGCCGATGTGAATTACAAATATCTCTTCGAACATCTTTCAGTTGATGATCGTAATTCGACTACTGTGAGGGGACCTGCAGGTACTATTTTTGGAGCAAAGGAAGGAGACAAATCGCGTGGAAATCCTCCCACCAAGACTTCCAAAGCGTTGAAAAATGCGACCATGATTTGGATTTGGCTGTTAGAAAAATGGGTTAATGTCAAGATTTCACGCAGCAGTCTCCACATCACTGGATGCAAAAAGTTAGAACAAGCTGCTGAGGCTTGTCGCTACGTACAGCAACACATGGAACTTCTCGTCACTTATGACTTCAAGCCTTACGGTTCGTATCCTTATGCTTTACGATTCGATGTCAACATGATTAACTACAATTTTAGCCTTGATGTGGCACTTTCGCTCCCAGATTTTGAGGAATTTCTTTATAAACGTCGACACGAGCAAATTGTCTCTTCCTATGATCAAAACATTCATGGTACTTGTTTGCCACTCCGATGTCCGGAACTGAGAGTCAAATATACCGTCAACGATAATGGTCAAGTGTCGATGTGTACTTCTGTACCAGACATAGAACAAGCATTGTACAATGTGAGACAAGCATATAGTTTGTTCTTCGACAGTCTAGAAGAATTTCAGAATGAATGAAATCACGATGCTCTTTTGGAGCAGAGTGTTATTTTACGAAGAGCCAATCATTTTGTAAGAAGTGTGTTTTCAACGCTTTGACCATTCTGGCTGCTCTTCCTTGAGTTCCTCCCGAGAACCAAGAGTAGTAAAACTGAAGACGTTCTACATCCCAGTCTTTGGGCACATCTTTGAAGCCTAGTTCTCCCAAGTCTTTTCGCAGTGCGTCTACCTTTTTCGGAAGGCGGTTCTGATCGGGGCCATCAGGATTGGCGATCTTAGCTTCCCACAAGAAAGCAGCCAGTCCTGGCGGTTTTTGTGAACTTGCTTCCAATCCTCGGTTTGACCTTCCGTCACCAGGTCTGCCGCCATTTTTCTCCTCTTCTGTCAGTATTTTGAAACGAAATTTGCGATCAGAGCTGACATTGTAGATCATCTGATAGTCTAGACCACTGCGTTCTCTTATGGATTTGGCCCGCTTGAACCAGCGATCGTTCACAATGCGAACGCATTTGTCAGTCTCCGCTGGATTCGCATTTCGAAACTCACTGGAATCCTTCTCGAGGATTCGAATAGCGATCTTTCCTTTCTTAGCATCTAGTTTCTCTCGATTGTACTGATATCCTCCACCATTTCCCTTAGGCCGCATTTCCTCAAGATAATGAAAAATGTATTCAGGAGTCTTGAACCAGACGACCGCCAAGTCTGTCAAAATAAAATTAGCTATTTCTTGCTCCCTGACTAGACCGGCGAGAGCTCTCTCGAGGTAGAAAAGGTGATTGGCGCCGGTTTCAGCACTCGATCCCTCCCAATTGGCCACGAACTGCTTCAAACTGATGTCTTCCTCACTGGAGGCAACTTTCTCGAAGACTTCTGCAGTCACTGCGTTAAATTCCTTGGGAAACGGAATATGCGTAATCTTTGAATACTCTTCTTCCAATCGACCATCTTCCATGAAGGATCCCAAGTAGTAGCTACCACCATGTTCACGCAAAACGTGAGGAAAGCCGAAACGATCATTGATGATATCTCTGCGTTCCAACATGTTCGTCAAGCACCATACGACTGTCCTCACATCATGTTCTGCTTCCAAAAGTACACTTAGTTCGGAGAGTGACCAATTCGTCTTGATCGAAAATGCTTTCCTAATGCGATCTTCAATGAAAGCAAACTCTCTTCCCGCCCAGTGAAGATGATAAGTGGAAACATCTTTGATCTCGGTGCGCATCATTTTTCTGACCTCTTTGGAATTCAAGCCAGCATCAACGCTGATCTCGGCCAGTACTTCGCGTACCGGCTGGATGCTCATATCTTTTTGCTGTACTTGCCACCAAATATCATGGTCGACTGTTTGTTCACCATTACTCCTGAGTGCCGCCATCAAATAACGACGAACGAATCTCTGTTTGGCATCCTTGAAGGCACGATGAGAGTCTGCACGATTGATGCGACCTTCTGGCTGCGTCGTGAGGGAATAGTTTGGTCCACCCATGATGAACTTGCGACCATTCGTGAGGGAAGTACCCATGGATAAAACGTCTGAAGCAATAATGATCATAATTTTGTTGCCGAAAGCATTAGCGGGATGATTCGCCACGTCTTTGATATTGCGATTGCGAGAAGTTGTACTTCCTGGTTCGCCGGTCATAAGAGCATAGCGAGGACGATCGTCCAAAAGTTCTGCATCATTGTGTTCTCCCAGGAAACGCTCATAGCCCATAGCATCAAAGCACATAGCCAATGGAATGCAGCCACCATTCAAAACCCAGGAATGAAAGTAGAATGCCATCTCTCCCTCGTGTGGAAACATCATATCAGTGTGCACTATTTCGATCACCCGAGCATACTTGGCGCTCATCCTTCGAATCACTGCTAGGCGCTTCCGATCGAGCTCAGATCCTTTCCCAAATTGCTTAAGGTCGGGATTGCGAGGAGGACAACCGGCGAATAACTCATCTTCGAAACGGAATGTGAAGCGATGCGGTTCCAAATTTTCTCGACGAGGTTCTCCAACTTTCTTTCCATTCTTGTTTAAGACCTTTCCCATGCCCTCCTTATAACCTTCTTTCACGTACGCTTGTATGGGCGGGTCAACGATCACGTAACCATTCTTGTCTGCCGATGGTTTGAGGGGGTCGCGAAAGTACTCGAAGCCGTCGTACGTATTTTTCTCCGGTTCTTCTGGATTGATGTAAATAAAGTTGAGACACTGGCGAGTTCGCGAGTGGAATTTCTCTCCTGTTCTCTTTTTGACACCTTCGCGTAAAGGCTCTTTGCGATCGAGAATTTCCTGGTAGACCTCGTCTTGCTCTGGCAACATTCTGACCTCGACGATCTTCAGAGTACTTTTCTCATCGGTACCATTGACGTTGCGCCAGAAGGGCTGCCCTTGATCATAGACTGGAGCCAAATCGCTCACATCCGAGAGATACGAAAGATGTCCGCGTAGTTTTGGCTCCAAGTAGGCTTTCAGAGCTTCCTTTCCGCCTTCGATTGCAACTTCCAATTCTGCTACACTGAGCTGCTTATTTTCAGGCTGTGTGAAACTCAACACACTGACCAGCTCGAGAGCAGAATTGTACATCGGAGTGGCTGTCATGGAGAGTCTCAAACCGATGTTCGCATACTTGGCCAATCGTCTCGTCTGTTGGTAAGTAATCTTGGAGACATAATTCTTGTCTTTCGGACTGATTTGAGCATCTTCGCTGAGTTCCTCAAAGTCGACCCCTTCGTTACGCAAAACGTGCGCTTCGTCAATACAAACAATGTCGACACTAAATTGACGACGAATCTGATCTGCAGACATGCCAGATAGTTCACGCGCAAATTGATCCAATTTCTTCAACTCGACGACTCTTTTGATGGCCGTGGCGAGGGCATGTCTCCTTCCTCTGATTTGATAGAGAGTGGTCTCATCGCGAAGCTTTTCGGTTGTGAATTCTGCGTACTTGGAGAGTTCGTTCTGCCATTGTCCAATGACGGAAGCTTTGACAGCAATAATGCATTTTCCTTTGTTTGTCTCGTTGCCGTAGCGGAGAGGAAAATCTGCAATCATCCTGATGAGATCAGTAGGAAGACGAGCTTTTCCTTTGCCAGTAGGCCAGACAATCATCATGGATTGTGGACCACTTTGAGATCCCAGGAGACGAAACATGTTTCTCTGGTAGGAACGAGGATCTCCAAACTTGGGTACATATTCCGGTCCTACAAATTCTTTCTTTCCGGCCATCACAGAGATGTAATCTTCGTCATCTTCGTCAGGATAGACGGCAGCTAAAACTGCTAGAGGGTCTTCCATTTCTTATGTCTCCAATCAGAGTTTTACTTCATTTGAAAATAAAATTTGAAAGTCAGTTTGTTTTTGAGAATTGTCACTATCATAATTAACTCTGCTCGATCGAGCGTTGTTATTGAGTGTTGCCCAGAACTCTCTTATAAGCGTCCAAATGAGCTGGTTTCTCTTTCACTGCATCATACAACCTCTGCAAGTAGGATAGAGGTTTTTCCTCCTGTCCTACAATCGATTTGATGTCCAGGATGGGACGACAGACGATCTTCACGTGAGGAAGAGAGTGAATTTCCTTGTAGGCGCGAGTTTGTTTGCAAGCTTCAACCTCTTCTTGAGGACCAGTTATGATCAAACGAAAGTCGAACGTGGCGTCAGGAGCTTTGAAAGTAGCTAGTTCTCCAGGTGAAATCGTGACGGATTGCTTGACGCGTAACTTGAGTTTGACTAAACGTGCGGCAGGACTGTCCTTCCCCTTGAAGTCAAAGAACCAAATCCCTTTGTTAGGCTCTTCAGCGAACGAAGTTTGATAAGGAGTGCCAACATAAAAGATATTCCCTCCGATGATCTGCTGTTCATGAATATGGCCGGAAATAACGAGAGGACCTTCCGTAGGCCAAACGTCTCCATCTTCGCTAATCATTGCGCCCATCTTGACGCCTTTGAATTCTTGATGAGCAAAGATTGCCGCGGGAGGATGTGACTCGATGCTAGTCTTGAGTGTCTTCAATGCTTCGGCAAAACGTCCGTTCGGAACGTAAGGAACAGCGATGAAACGATATGTGATGTCTGATTTCTTCAACTCGACTGAAAAAGCAGCATTATCGACAATTTTCAAGTTTTTGGTTCCTTCGAGTCCAGTGAAGAAATGAGATTTGGTCAGAAAGTGTTGATTGTTGGGACGATCATGATTCCCGATCAGGACAATCGTATAGGCTCGAAGTGCCAACTCCTTGAACCAAGCAATGGCCCTCGACTGGCATGATTCGCGAGCTTGCTCGTGATCGTGCAAAGTATCTCCACCGACAACTACAACATCCGGCTTCTGTGTCTCTACCATCTCAATCGTTTGGCGAACAAACTCATCCACAACTTTGATGTATTGTTGGCGAAAGTGGGGATCGCCAATGAACATCACTCTGACAGGATCAATCGTCGTCATTTTTGGCTCTCTTTGTTTAAAAAGATTGTCTAATCAATTTTGTTTGATCCGCGTACAATCTTGACGACTCTCAAAGAGAATTCTTTGTTTTTAGCATCTGTCGTCGCCAAAAATGGCAACCGAAACTCGAGAAGATGGCCTCGGTTGGAAACTCTTAGGCGATCAGTTCGCCGTCTTCATTCCTGAACAAGTGAGAGGAAGTTGGATCAAAAAATGCTGCGGAGTGTATTACCATTCGAGTAAAAAGTGGCACTTTCTGACCAGCTACATAACTGACGTCGAGCATCGTCTAGGTCTCAAAGCAGGAGAATCAGGTATTCGCGATCCCCGCTATCACTTCAAGATCACATTCGAAGCAGAAATTCGAGGACCAGAAGGTTTCGATGATTTGAGAAACAAGTTAGAATCTGTGGGTATCACCTGGGATCGTCACAAGGAGGTCTTCAGAGCGAATTTCAGTCACCTTCAATCTCTGGAAAAAGACTTGACCAAGTGAATCGCAGCATTAACATGCTCAGATTATGTCAATTTGCAGAATTCCTTGTTCTTCTAACCGTTAAACTAGCAATTTCAACGACTAGAACAATCTGAATATAAAATGAGTTTCCAAATTTCAGAAATTACGTTTTAAACGTTTGGTTACAGATGAATACCGAACTTGCCGAACAAATTGTGGGAGCTTTGGCTTCTAACCCTCAAACCGCTCGTGACCTTGTTCGTATCTTCAAGGGATCAAACAAGACTGCGATCAACTCTGTTCTCTATGCGCTTCAAAAGGATGGAGTCGTAGAGAAGGACGATAGTACCGCACCAGTTTGGAGCGTTGCGGAAGTCACCATTGCTCCCAAGAAGAAGTCTCCTCCGTCTGACGAGAGGAAGAAAGTTGTCTCCAAGTCTTCTTCGTCTGATGAAGAAGAGCGTCAACCAACCGAAAGAAAGAAGTTTGTCCTTCCGTCTCAAATTGTTGTTTTCGCCAGTGGAGGAGACGGGGAGGATGACTTCAAGCAACATTGTCGCTCCTTCAGGAAGATCGGCGTGAAGATCACCGTTTTCTCTCGCGACAATGACACCGAGGAAACGATCATCGACATGACCGAGACTCTCATCATGTCTCCACAGGTAAAAATCATTCTGGCATTTGGAAGCTACAACGAGGACAAGCCTTATTCGATCATCAAGGCCACCAAGTTATTTCGCACAAAGTATGGAGTTGAGATCCAAATTGTGAAGAATGGTTGGGAAGAACTGAAGCCACTGCTCGAATAAACAAAACACGAGTCTCTTTATGGACCAGTGATGATGACACGATTCTCGCAGTCGTTTTGTTATATGCGAAGGCGAGATGGGAAAAAGATTGCTTTTTCTGATTGGCGTCGAGGATTTCGGAACTAGCTGCGATGTTAGTCGCCAAAAAGAGTACTTTTTAAGTGCGAATATATCGACAGATTTTTCGACATCGGTGAAAGTCGGCTTTTTAAGCTCCCAATATCTCTCGCTGCCGAAAACTTGCCTGGCCAGTTGATCATCGCCGTTTTCGTCTCGTAGCCCGCTTCATGGGATATCAAAATGTTATAACATTCTGATATCAAAAATCTTCCTCAGGCTATCATATTTGAGGAAGCGAGAGAACAAACCTTGAGTCTGCCATGTATGAAAATCATGAAAACTACAATGATAAACTTTCTTTCATAAATTGAGTTTAAAAAAATATAAAAACATAGTTTTTGAATCGCTATCCACAATGAGAGGAAACGTTCTATTCTGTGTTCCTTTCTACGGCGATGCTGATGATGGTTACGGAATTGGAGACCTTTTGAGCGCCCGCTTTCTGGGTACCCAGACCATTACAGCGGAGGGAACTCAAGACCAGCTTGCCGGTTTCCTCTGCTTTTTAGGAGCGCAGTTCGAAGGGGGCATGGGTGAACCAGGTATGCAAGCTTTGAGTAATATCTGGGAACCCCACTACCATTTCGACACTTCGAAAGAAGAAATGGCCAGACTTCACTTCTCTTACGCAATCAGCGTCGCTCCTCCCATTTGCGAATACGGGGTCACATTCCTGACCAACAACTTGGAGCAATTCGTTTCCGGGATGATGAGCGTTCCGATGACGATCATCGGACACTGTGAAGAGGACGATGAAGACGTAGAGATGTCCGTTCGAGATCCCGATTGGCTCCAGCATGCTCGCTACCTCGATATCTCCACGGACGATCGTCGCGATGCTTTCGCAGAAAACGATATCGATTTCGAGCAGCACGGCATTCCTCTCGCAAACGTGGCGACGGGCCGAGTTCCACCAATGATCATCAACATTTCTCTATGAAATGAACAAAAACACGAGTCTCTTTTTGAGACCAGTGAAATTAAACCTTTGCTCACTAAGTTTGTGACTTCTAAAATTATTAGCGGGAGTCAGTAATCGCAATTTCGAGACTCTTTAAGAGTTCAGAAATCATGCCAGAAGTTGATCACTTGAGAACAATGGATATTCCTCTCCTGATGGCTTTCGTCTCAACAATTTGATTGCCACTCCGATTGCCAATGATGAGAAAACAATGCTCACCAAACTCGAGAGAATGAAGGCAACGTAAGTTGTTTTGTAATGACCATTATCTCTTTGAATGTACTGGATGAAATCGGTTTCCGAAATGCATTGTGACCAGAGTTGACAAGCATCTTGAGAAGGTGGTGGCACTTTCTGATCCAACTCTCTGCAATAACAATCGTATGGAACATCAAGAACATAACTTGCTACATCTTGAGTAGCCTTGTCGTAACTATCGCGAGCGGAAAAAGGATCTTCTATCATTGTGAACATTTCGCTCGTACTGAACATCGCAATGTACTTCACCTTTTGTGGCAATAGTTTCGCACCATTGTCTCCACATGGAATGATAACAACAGTTCCAAATTGGGGGGTACAAGTTCGCGGCTTGTAGTTGTAAACGTAGTCATAATCTGACAGCCTCGATAACATCACAGAGAAGTAAATCATGGTGATAAAACTGGCAAGAATACTGGCCGCATTCAGTGCGAGACCAATGTAAGTTAAGTTGAGGTATTTTTTGATCACCTCAAGCATTCTAGTTTCTTACCGAAAGTAAGTTCTATAGAACCTCACTTAGATCTATCAAGAATGATTTCTCCGTTCTACGGAAAGATTGCACAGAGGCAGGAAAATGTCCTACACAGATTTTCAACCTTGAAGGGAACTGAGGAAGTCTCTTGCGACTGTTGCAAGAGAACATTCAGTCCTGACAAAGTTCGAATCTCTAAGTGGCTTCCTAGGACCGTCCCTGATGAAGATACTAAGTTGATTTGGTGTCAAGACTGCATGCTTCACTTTGGCGCACCAATGTTCAAATGTCCGCATGCAAAGTAGTTTACACGATCTGTTCAGATCAAGTAGCTTTTCCTCTATTTTCAACCTGTTTACACGCTCTGTTTAGATCAAGTAGCTTCATTTTGTCTTGCCCTGAAGACCACTTTTGTATTTCAATATGGTCTCGGCATTTCTTTCGTTCCATAGCCTGGTAGGACTTCCCATTGACCAGGGTAGATATTCTCAAGTTCGGCTCTCAGTTCCTCCAATTCTTGCAACCAGAGATCTCCGGGATGAGTACATTCGTAGCGTTCGATTTCCTCTATCAGTTTGTCGCATTTCTTACGCAGTTCTTCCACCTTTTTCCTGCTCAGAGAACTCAAAGCCATGGACAGAAATTCCATCGGATAGCCATTTCTCTGCATAAACTCGAGAATGTACTCATCTTCTTTCGCTCGTTGATCGAACTTGGCAGGCGTGTCTTTGTCTGGTGGGAGACAATCTTCCACGAACTTCATTCTCAAGAGAGTGAGACGCAGTTCTTCGCGCATTTTTGCCATGTAAAGGTCTTTGCGCTTGACATAGATTTCATAACGATGTTTGCACCAGTTCATCATTACATGGGCAGCGCCATGATGATAATGGCGAGGAACATTGTCTTCTCCTATAAAGACTAAGTTCGATTCGACGAGAACCTGCTCTATGCCCAAATCGCGATGACGTTTGAAATCCTTTGCACAACCTCTCAGTACGAATGAAGGACGATTCGAGTCGACGCTGGTAGCCTTATAGTCTTGAATCTTCTCTTCTTCCACCATTTTGTCGAGATGCTTTTGATACTTTTTCCCACTCATGGTAATCGGGAGGTCATAAATGTGACAACTAGTTCCCTTCATCTCGAAGAAACCGCGGTTGAGAATCTTGCCATCCTTTCGTCTGAACAGAATACCCTTATAGCCGCGATACCAAGGAAGAAGCGGCGGTGGCTTAAAGTCGGAGGGATTTCCGTCCTTCACATTGACAATAAAGTAGCGAATCCACTCGATCAAATGCATTGGATTATAGTTGGGAGAATCTGTGGACCATCCCCAGCCCATTCCTTTGCAGCGATTGAGGAGCATGATGGGAAGAATTGGGTAATAAACTTCGACACCAATAGTCTCTTTCTTTTCGGTCACGTGTTTGAGCATCACGTCGTCTTCCGGCCGAATCAACTTGCGCAAAACGGGAGAGCGACGACATGAAATGTATCTTGCTGCCGAAGCGTCCTTTCCCATGCCAATCCTGCTGCCGAAATTGCCTTCTCCCAATAAGATCGGAACGTTGTTCGAGCCGGGAAAGTCTTGTGCCATTCCAATGATTGCTCCTTTCATAGATTCCGGACCGTGACGATAGTGTGTCAGATTTTTCACCACACCTTGGAATTCCTCTACACCCTCAAAGTCATTGCCTTTCTTATTCAATGCTGAGAAAGCGATCTGCCTAAACGATTCTTTGAAACCATCCGTCACACAAGGAATGGCACGACGATTGGCCTCGATTGCATAAAGGATGAGTTCCTCGTAAATCACATCTTCGACCCTCGAGATACGACGAGAATCGATGCGACCAGACTCAGGCAAGTCCACGAGAAGACGATAAAGTGCCTTCCTATCGTCGGCTCCTTTCGCTCCCATAGCGAGTTCCAAAACTGCCTGATCTGATGCGGAACACTGGAATGACTGATCGACAGGAGTGCCGAAAGCATCCTTGATCATATCTTGTGTAGCCGATCCGAGTCCCTTGAAGTAGTGCATGGTCCATACCTTCCAGTCAGGAGTGATGAGCTTCCACTTTTCGTATTCTGAGACCGAGTAGAACTTCTTCTTGTCCTTACTTTTCGTGACCGTAATGACAGGCGTGAGGCGAGCCGTAACGAATTCACTCTCGAGCAGTCCTTTGTAACGCGAAAAGAAGTTAATCATGAGTGTCTTGATGTGAATACCATCGACATCCGCATCGGCCATAATGCAAGCCTTCCCATATCGCAGTTTCTTGAGATTCTTCAGGTTGGTGTAATCGACTTTCTCATCGAGACCATAAAACTTGACCAAATCGTTCACTACGTCGGAATCCAGAATTTCTGTCGTGGTGGCTTTTCTCGTGTTGAGTACTTTGCCTCTCAAGGGATAGCAACCGCAGACGTCACGACCATTCTTGACATATTTGAGACCATTGACGAAGAACGGTTTGGCCGACAATCCTTCACAAACGAAGCCCACACAGTGTTCAGCCTTGTCGGTTCCCGCCCAGCCAGCATCTTCGACGTCCTCTATGTTCACATAGGTCGTTTTCTTGCCTCCCTGCGCCTTGGAAATCTTTGTGCGTTCTCTTGCTTCCACAGAGTTTTTGATCGCGGAGTATGCAGCCCACGACTTAAACGTTGTCAACATGTTAGGGTCAACTGTCGCTTTGTAGCTTATAGGACCGGTCAAACGTTCTTTGGTTTGATCTTTGAACTTCGGGTTGACAACATAGCAGGAAAGAAAGATGGTCACGTGATTTTTGACGGAACGAGCATCAATCGAAACTTCCTTGGTCGCCATTTCTGCCTTCAGGCGAGCGGAAATGGCGTTCAACCATGCTGTCACATGAATTCCACCAAGTCTAGTCGGCATGCCATTCGCAAAGGATTGCTGATAGCCGTTGTGCGGAGTGTCGAAAATAATACAACGAGTGGAATCATCTTCGAATATAATGGGCGCACTCTTAATGTTCACAATTCCTGGTAAGTAGCACTTAACGTAATCGATCATGGAACGAGCATCAAAAGTCACACACTGTCGTGATGTTGGAGTTTCGTAGCAAAAATCAATGGGAATCTTGCAGTTGAACGAAAAGTCCAGAACGAGAGCGGCATACATTTCTACCGTTTGTCTCTCAAAATGACCATGCTTTGTGTAACCATCATTCGCATCCCAACAAAGTCGACAGTGAAGAGGATCAGAAGTGAGAGGCTGTCCTTCCACCGTATGAACCTTCTGATCGTCTGTCTTGGTGTAAAAGAGTTTGAAATCGGGGCTGTAACTAACTTCGGTGAAAGATGTAGCTTCTCCTGACTTGCTTTTCTTGATTTCAACTCGTTCCGGTTCTTCAACCACTGAGAGGTTCTTTGTAGCAACCTGAGTGTGGCGCATTCCTTCCTTCACATTATGGCAAATGACCTGATAGCGGGTTGAGAAGATGGCCGCCAACTTAGCGCCAAAACCATTTCGACCAGCCCACTTACGTTCTTTGTCATCATCGAAGTTACTACCAGCCCTCAAATTGAAGAAAATCAAGCTCGGAATCCAGGCCTTGTCTTTGGTATGCCAGACTGTTGAAACTGGCCTCCCTTCATTTCGTATGATTACTGTATCTTGCGTAATGGTCACGCTGGTTTTGCCAGGATCGATCCCCAGTCCTCTCGATTTGCTAGCATTATCGGCAGCATTTGATAAAATCTCTAGAAAGATTCTTTCCATGCCAGCATTGTACGCGATTTCGAACTCCTCAATCTTAAAGTGGGTGACATTCATTTCATCGAAGAGACGAGCTAAGTTCACCTTCTTGAGTTCCAACTCAATGGGACCAACGTATGTATCTGGTCGCAGTAAAACATGCTCTCTATCGTTGAGACTGCCATATTCAGTCTCGGGATTCTCTTCCTTTTCTTCCATTTTTATCAAAGAAAGGAAGAAATTTTGGAAACCCGTTTTCTCCTTCTTGGCATTAAGAATTTGACTTTCCTGCTAAAACAGAAGTCATGGCCACTGTTTCTCCAGATGAAGTTGACGAACTTTTCAATCGCATTGTTTCTCGCAAATTGGACGGAACGACCTCTTCGCGTTGGACATCTGTCCTCGTTTTGCTCGTGATTGTTGTTTTAGTAGTTACCGCGACGGTATACTATCTTCACAAACAACGTAAGAAGTCTTCTTCTGCTTCAGTTGCCGAGCCAATTCCTAAAGTTGTTGTTAACGCCTGATGTGACGAAACGAATAATAATTTTTTACTCCTTTATGCAATAAAGTGGTGATTGAACATGGAACCCGTTTCTCCTCCCAGAGAGAAAAAGCATTATTTATGCGGAGTTTTCGATACGCTTACCCCAGACATGGAACTCATCTGCGACGCCCTCATAGAAAACAAACAGATTTCATCTGACATAATAGATGATGAAATCTTGATCACGTCTCCCGCTCCCCAAGCGAGGCTCGTTCTCGGATTCAGAAAACTACTCAGACTGTATGCGGATGGCTTGTTGCCTCCTGATCATCCAGCATTGGCACTGATGAAATCGATTTGTTACGTCAGGATTCTCGAATTCGAGCTCGATACTAGCATCGAATATAGGAAGGCAGAGGATTTCTTCGATGTAGTCACTCTTGGACGCAAAACATGGGGACTCAGAGCCATTAATGATGTCCAAAGTGCTAAAGAAAATGTCGTAAATAGCGTTCGTGACGTCGTGGATTTCTTCACGCTTTCCCGAGTTCGAGAAGAGTATGTTAATCTGGTTGATTCTACTTGGCAACAAGACAAGTCTCTAGATTGGATGACCTTTCGCGACGACTGGAATCTGATCATGGTTGCGGCAGTGAGAAAATATGCTTATGTGAAAATTCTGAACGCCGCTCTCGTCACAACTAAGAGCAAATTGACACCTATCATGAAACAACTGGACGAATTACTGCACGAAATCGATTTTCTCTTCCTGAGCTTCGACGGACTGAAGCGTCTCATTCTCCTACTAACCGAAAAGTTGAGGAAAGTCTTGGGAGAAAGCTTGGGAGCCAAGTTAGTTCCGGCAGTTTCACCAGCTCGTAAACCATTGGGTGAGGACGACATGGAGAAATTGCTGCAAACAGTGAAGTATACGCATGTTTATCACACCATAGGAGACGCGGCGGTGAGAAGAATTCGCTCCAAACTGGAAAAACAGCTGAAGGGCATCCAGATCGAGCCAGTTTTCATTCAACAGTTGGAAACCATGCTGGCGACCAAATTCAAAGCGGCTTTTGTGCCGGTAGGTTACAAGGTTGGTATGATTGCTGCCCAGGCAGTGGGAGAAAATGCTTCCCAAGCTGGATTGCGTTCTTTCCATCATGCTGGTATTACCGGCGACACTGGATTTGATCGCATTTTGCACGTCACCGATATGTCCAACAAGAATCCATTCACGATAGTCGCGTTGAAAGATATGAAAGTCTCCAGAGTAGTCGCCACTGAAGAACCAAAGAAAGAATATGTGAGAGTTCCAGCTACTATCCAGCAAGCCAACCACTATGCAAACATGATTGAGAGTATCACGCTCAAAGATTTGTGTACCTTTCATATTGGTAAAAGCGGTGCACACGTGGCTGAACCCAGCAGTATCTTCAAGGGAACCCCAATTTTCACCAGAGAGGCCGGAGGATGGCAGGATCGTTATACATCTTTGTTGAAGGCTTTGGGTGTAGTCGGTGCTGAACTAAAATCAACTTCTACCAAAACTAAGAAGGCGGGCTTGGATGCTCCCGACTGGTTTATCCGCGCTGAATGCAAAAGGGATATCATGTTTCAGAGACGAATTTCAATGGAGATGATCGCCACAGCGATTGAAAAGAAGATAAGCGATGCGCGTGTCATTATTTCCGACATCTTGCAGGGAGAAATAGACATCTACGTATCTACCTCAAGTACAAACGTTCCTGCCGAAATTTATCGCTTTTTGCGAGTCAAAACTGTCACTCTGTTGAAGGGAATTCAGGTGCAAGGTATTGATGGCTTTGAGAAAGCCATCGTGGAAAAATATGACATCATCAAGTTTATTACCCATGCTGAACAAGCTGGACCGAACGTTTATGTTCATTTTTCTGAGCAAGACGTTGCTTATAATGGCGTCACCGAGACTCAAATTCTGAGTCTCCTTAAGCTCAAAAGCGACGGCGCCGAAGTGGGAAGACATCAAAATTTACCTGGTCGTGTCTTCTACGTGAATCAACGAGAGAAAGACACTTTCATGAAAAGATTGCGACAACAGGAAGCGGTCAGACTGAAAAATGCCGTGGTTAAACCTTTGGAGAAGCAAGGAAACTCACTAGTAGTTCAACTCAATAGAGATCTTCTTCGTGGCGAACATGGAATTTCCAGAGCCGTTCTATCTGACTTCTTTCATCAACAAGCGTTGAAAGCCAAACAATTTAGCTCGGCGCAAATAGTCTTCGATCCTAATAGTTTCAAAGTGACCATCAGCGACAATCCAGACTTCAACGCAAATACTTTGAAAACGGAGATCGATGCTCTGAAAGTCGAAGAACTCGCTACGGAAATCCTCGGTGACGAAGTTGTGATTTCAGGATTGCAAACTGCCAACATAACAGTTCTGCAAAATCTCATCGATTCGTATCAAGGTACGGTGAAAGCAAGGGTTTCGACAGTTAGTGGCAAAGGAAAGACATTCAGACTCTCCCTTGCTCCACTCCCGGCTACCGAAATATGGAACCAACTTGAGGCGATCAAAGATAGCTGTCCTGAGATTTTCACGGAATTCGTTTCGAGCAAACAAGCAATCGCTGATCGTTATCGCATTTTGACTCGTGGCAAGGACACCATAGCACTCTCCATGTTGCCATTCGTCAATATTTATGCTACCATACCTAGTACTCCGGTGGAAATCTTCGAACACTTCGATATCGAGGCTACTCGTACCTACGTGGCCAACGAATTGGTTCTCAACGCCGGATCAAAAGTGGGCAATAGACATCTTGGCTTGTTGGCAGACACGCTTACATATATGGGAGTGCCAGTGAAGATGAGATTGAGTGGAAAAGTAGCGACCGAGTCTGGAGTACTAGCCACGGCAGCTTTTCAGGAAGCTTTCAGAATCTTGGTAGACGCATCTGCCTCAGCAACTGCCGATTCTCTGAAAAGCAATATGGGTCAAACTCTGGTTGGTAATTTTAGACTCGGACTTCAGGGCGGAAAGCAAGTCACAACGGAAACCAAACTGGACTCGGCTATTGATATGCTCAATGAAGGCAAGGTATCACACAATCGACCAGCCAAAAGGAAGGAAGTAGTGAAAAAGAGAGTGCAACAGAAAGAACAAACTGTCGTGGACATTGACGCTATCGCGGATCTCTTTCGGGATACCAAACAATAAGTTTCTACGCTTTCGGAGCGAAGAAAACAAAGGGAAAGAAGTTTTTTGTTTTTCTTGTCTCGAAAATGAGGAGATCCAAGTTTGGAAATGGCGTTACCATTCAGGATCACGCCAATTTATACGGCGGAGACAAACCAGTTCGACGCGGCAAGGGCGGCAGGCGTGAAAGTACAGTACTTTCTTCTGTAGATCTCAGAGAATATGCAGAAATGCCGGAAATAGATACAAGAACAGAAACATCTTTTCGTTCGATCCCGAGAAGTGACGATCGAACCAAAAATGATGATCGCGTTGTGAGTGACCATTTGGATCCAACTTCAAGACAAACTATCAATCATCTGAGAGAAACAATTGTTACAGGAGAAACAATCCAAGCTCCCCCTCCTAGTAAGGCTCCAGATTTCAAGTTGCGTAGTCGAAATGCTAGAACCAGAAATCCAGTCCAATTACCTCATCAAGATGATCTAGAAGTATCGGCACATTCCACAACGGTTAGAAATAGAGATCCTCGCAAAGTGACAGGAATCAAGCACATTCCTGACCAACAAGAAGGTCCAACAATCGATGTGCGTCCTGATAGAACTGTACAATCCAAGAGAGATTCACACGTTGATCCTAATTTCGTTTCTTCTGAACAAATAAACATTGATGGAGATACGAGGCCACAACAGACTTTGCGCGAGAAACAGCAAGGTTTTCGTCCTGGACCTACCAGTTCTGGCTTCGATAGTTCTATTTTTGTTGCGCTCAGGATACCAAAGCTGGAGAAAATCAGTGTCAAGGCAAGTAGGACTCGGCCTACCACCACAGAGAATTTACCAGACATAGATACTAATAGTAGGAGACATTCTACTCACAAAGAAAAGAAAGCTGTTACCAAGATTCCCACCTACGATCGAGACCGAGAAGAAGTCGGTGTGACGAACAAGGGAGTTTCCAAAGGAAGTCGCAAGCGAAAAATCTCTAGCAAAATCAGAAGTGAGAAAACTATCGATGATATTCGTGTCGCCGGAGGTTTCACCAAGGCCGCCAAAGATTTCGGAAAACAGAAGCCAACAAGAGAATTCTCTTTGTCGAAAGATGAAGCGGAAATTGCAGTCCAACCGCGTGAAAAATCTCGCTCCAAGAAGAGAGAAACGGTTTCTGCCCAAGGTGCCGCTGACATTGATCGCAAAGAGTTGACCAGCAGTCATCAATCTTCTGAAACAAAGAAGCGATCTAATTTGGTCGGTTCGCAATCGGATGTTGATCGTGAAGAGGTCACAACTCGTTCGTCAGGACGTATCAAGGAGAAGAAAACAATTCAAGCAGAATCGCAAGCAGATGTTGATCGTGAAGAGGTCACAAATCGCACCGAAGTACGAGTCAAAGAGAAGAAAACAATTCAAGCAGAATCGCAAGCAGATGTTGATCGTGAAGAGGTCACAAATCGCACCGAAGTACGAGTCAAAGAGAAGCAGAAAAAATCTCATAATTCTGGACATGTGACAGATCAGGATGAAATTCCTTCTGTTGCATCAAAACCCACCAGTAGAGGAAAAGGTAAGAAAAAGGCAGTGGGAAGTAGGAAGGTTCATGTTGCCGAAACAGATAGACCGCAAATTTCATACGTGAAGTACGATCCTTCGAGCAAAATCATGGAAGATAAGATCAAGCAAACTGCTCCCCAGTCCGAGGCGGGAAGGAAGGAAGAAAGCATCGAAGTTCGTATGACGCCCAAATCATCGGAACGCCAAAAAGTAGTTCCAATTCCGCATATCGTGGAGGGAGAAGACGATAGTTTCTCCGAGCCTGTGCTACAAGATCCCATGCAATCCCGCAAAAGACAGGAAATTGTTCCCCGGGAAGTAAGTGCGGGTGTAGACTCTTCTGATCGAATTGAGAATCCAAAAATTAAGATAGTTTTTGACTAAAGGTCAAAGTAATTCGAGTCTCGATCGGAGACAAGAGTTTTCGCAGTTATGACTCAGGAGCCGATCTCAGAGTCTAGATTTTCTATTTACTTGAAGCCTGAACCACTTTCCTACAAAGATGGACAGAGCAGCGATGATGTTTTGGTAGAACTGGGTGTAAGAATAGCAAATCTCCAGAAGGGATCATACAGAAAATCTGGTGGCTTGAAACCAATAGAACGAGTTCTGTATGGCATGAAGCTCATAGAAACTCCAGGCTATGGACTTCTCAAGATGATTCAAATGATGCCAACTTCTGTATACAAGTCTTATTTGTATGCTGACATCAATTTGCATAGCCGAATTTATGTCGAGATTGTGGAAACGGATAGCTCAAACCAGCACGAAAACCGAGCCTCCCCAACAAGTGAAGAATCAGAGGAAGCAGTTTTTTCACCAAAGTCGAAATCTCTTGAAGAGAAAGTTTTCATCTTCATGGTATGCGATCGTGGTGGAAAATGCTATAACGACATGGTTCGCCTTATTTGAAGTCTCCTTTAGTTATGAAGTTCTCCGGACTGAGTAGTATTGAGTTCCATCTTTTTGATGCGACCGACCCTAAAGCAACTTCAGCACTCGGATCTATGGCTGCTCGCAAAACGAAACGCGATGCTATCGTAAAGCATGACATCTTTATCAAATGTGCAAAGATCGAAAAAGTACCATTCTGGATCGCCTTCTTCGAAAACTGTGCGATTGGCAAGTTTTCCAAAGGATTATCGTATAAGGATGGCGCATTACACTTCAAGAAGCTAAGACGCAAAGTCATACAAAAAGTGGACATTCCTCAAGATCCAGTACTCGCAATCGAAGTAGTCAAAGAATTCGTCAGAAAGGAAATGCAGACGATGTCCAATGATGAATTAATGAAGAAACGCATAGAGATGGGCGTCGCGCTTGAAAGAAATGCGGTCTCTTCTTCTGTACAATGGAAGGATATACGAGCTCCAACAGTACGTCAACAAATGATCAATATCTATGCTTGGGAACATGTCGAGAATGGATGTATTACTTTTGCGGAAGCAAATAACTTCGTCTCTGTGGTCAATATGGGATTAGCTACTGGTGCAATTACTGGGCAAGACATAACGTTGGTTAATGGCAGGATCGTAGAAATCGAAGGATTGGGTCATGATGAAAACGAATTTTACCTTCTACGGGAAAATTCCGCCTCCCGCAGTATTCCTTCCAAAACAGTAGAAAAGACTAGCCAAATCGCTGGTTACAAAAATTGGGACAAACTGGACGCCCAGTATACAAACTACATTCACTCGGGATTTTCTGTCAAGTGATGCCAAGATATGACGACTTCTTTGTTCATCGGTAGAATCTTCAGAACGCTCGTGCGTTGCGAATTCAATCAAAGTTGACAGCTGGCTTGGACGTGGCCGCTTCCTCGATGGCTGCGGCAGGATTCTCAGCTCTGGCCATGCTTTGTTCCAGTATTGGCCCCATTTGCTTCATCAACCCTCCCATCAAGTTGTTCAACAAGTCACCAGCCTGAGGCTTCTCTTTTTGAGACGATTCTTTCTGAGAATCGTCTTTCTTCTCGTTGGGTTTGCCGATCCAACCAAATTGAAGCGCGACAAATCCGACAACAGCCACCATGTAAAGGTGGTAAATTGCCGAACTAATTGCAAAAAAGATTGTTTCGTACATCTTAAATGCGCAGAGTTGATCAGAAAAAGTCCCTAGTGAGAGACCAGATGTCTTCACAAAAAGAGTACGGTATCCAACAAGATGCTGGAGAGAAGAAAGATCAAGTCGTTCCTTTAATGAGACAACAACTTCACAGAGAATTGGAACTCATTTTGAGTCGCAAGACGTGCCACCTCCGACGCAAATTCAAAGATGCTAATGACTTTCGAGCAGAGATCATCAAGCACGATCTCTCTGAACGATTCTATGATGCCAATTTTATGGCCACTCTTTACTGCACTTTTGATGCTGTTATTCACCTTCCTGTGGAAGATGGTGATGGACTTGATGCGTCTCATGAGATTGTCTCAGAATTGTTCCGAGATTTGAGAAGAATTGGGGCCGAGTCTGTCAACGGGAATGCCATCATGTCGTCACTCAATCAGGTGAAAGACATGTTCGTCATCAAGACTCCCAAGAAGCCTGGAAATGATGAACTCTTGCACGAACTGTTTGTTGGTTTCATGGCTACAAACGGATTGAGGCGAAAGTGTCCCAACTTTGCTTACATTTTGGGAGGCTACAAGTGCCTACCTCCAGTCATCAACTCGGACAAAAGTGTAAGCAGTTGGTGTGCAACCAATGCCCATCCAGAAGATTACGTGAATTACATCATTTATGAGAAAGTAGATGGAAAATCGTTGGCCGATCATTTATCGAAATGCACTTTCGAGCAATTCTTCAGTTGGTACGTACAACTTCTCCTCGCAATTCAAATCGGTTCGGATTCTGTTGGATTCACTCATTATGATCTCCATGATGAGAACGTGATGTTGCGACCGTGGATGGGGCATGAGAAAATCGCTATTCCTTACAAAGTTCCTTCCGGAGCGACTTGGTATGTTCATACCGATTTTGTGGCTACCATGATTGATTTTGGCATGACTCATGTTGAGGTGAATCGAGAACACTTTGGCAAATATGGTTTGGAAAGTTGGGGAACCTTTGCCGATCAATCTCGCCCTCTCTATGATGTCTATAAAATCCTCGGATTTTCTATCGGAGAGATGCTACGAACAAGGAACAAAAAGTGTGCTCGTCGCAGTCTCGGATTTCTCCGCATCCTTGTTGACACTAATAACGAAATGACTGATGACGAATTGATCGACATGGTGAAGGAAGAAGGCAAAACTCTACATGTTTTCAGTGTGAAACGTTTGAGGAGCGAGAATTCCTACGATCTTTGGGACTATCTGAAGGAAACTAAGGATCGATATCCCCGCGAATGGAAAGACACTGTCACTACCACCGAGCCCACCATTCCAGTACTGGCTTGCCTCCATGCTTGTTTGACCAAAAGAGCAGCAGAGGAAGAAATTGGTGGTGACCAAGGAATGGCAAAGAGGGAAACTGAGAGTGACATGAAGATTGTGAAAGCTGCTCCTCAAAGTAAGAGGGCAGCGTTGGCCAAAGCTCGTCTCCCAGAGAACATTCACAAGCTTCGCCAAGAGATGAGAAAAGAGCATGCCAAACTGGTGATCAAACTAGCTGACATTCATAATCTCTCCAGTTCGGGAATTCCTAAAATCGCCGACAGCACTCAACTGCAACACATTCTGGAAGTTTATGTGGAGCCCAATGTGAACTTCCGTGATCACTACGCCAGTTATCTCAAGAAGCAATCCGTTCTGAACGACTATTATTTGAGTCGTGGTGAAACTCTGGAGAGTTCCGAGTTTGATCTCGGTCCGCAACTTCAGGAGTGGAATCGCAATTACGAACAAATTTACAACAAACTGAATAACCTAATCGTAGCGGCACCGAACCAAGCAACGCAAAATTACATGGTAAGTCTCATGAAGACTTAATTCGCAGTTCAATCGAACTCAGAAAGAAAAAAAAGAAGCCTCTAAATGAAGGGAGCGTTGGAGGCTGATGTGAATCCTTTTCTCTCCACCTGGCTTCCTATGGCTGGTCCAGGAGATTACTTTTGTCCTAGCGATGCGGCCGTCACGAAAGTGGTCAAATATTTCAATACAACGAATCGTCATCTTCGTACCAAAGTGAGTAAAACGTTGATTCTAGCCTTCGCATCACTCTGGGACGATCAAAAGAAGGCTCAGCATGGTCTTAAGTCAATGGCTACGGGAGTTATCGATGGAAACTTAAAGATCAAAGTCTTGCGTGTCTTCAGCTCGGCCGAAATTACTGTCCATGAAGTGAATGCGTTTATCTCCAGACCTCATCTCAATATGTGTCTAGAAAGAGATCTCCGTGGTAGCTTCAACAAACCAGACACAAATCCCTTCTATGGAGCTTTCAAGAGATCGAAAATGCTTCTTCAAGGTAGAATATACACTTTTCCTGACGTAACGACTCTCCAAGACTTGTACGAATCTCTAGGCATAAAGTCTTACGCAGATTTGAATCTGAGCGAGGGCGATTTGATTTCCCTGGAAGAATTCTGCACGGGAATCAAGTTCAATGACATTCTGGAAACCAGTGATGGAATCCACGCTATCGATGTGAAGGTCGATGAGGAGGGAGTTCCAACGGAACTCAGGGAACCTACAATCATCTTCACTGATGCTCCACTTGCCAACTTCACGAAACAATTAGGCAAAATACTCGAGAACAGAAAGAATCCGCAAGGATTCGAAGTAGATGCCGGCGTGTTCGAGCAAATCACCAACGGACAAATTCACGGAAAGCAACTCGGTCAGTTATGCATTTCGAGCAAAGCATTGTTGCAACGTTGTCAAGCCGATAACTATGGCGTGTTTCGTCGCGCACTTCAGAGAGAGTTTCGTGTCACATGGAAACCTCATTTATACGGCTATAGAAACGCGCGCGATCTTTATGCTCGCATGCATACTGGCTACTTCTACTATGATGTAAACTATGTTCTACTTCGACATAGACGTCAATATGTGCTAGAGTTGTTTGCTAATCCGCCACTCGAAGGCGCAGTCCTCGTGGTGCCCAACGCGACTGATCCGGTTTTAAATCCAAATGATCAAGCCAACGATTATGTCTTCATGTACAATCATAAGAATACGAGTTTTTCCTTCGTTGTAAGGTTGGCAGATTTACGTCCATTCGGAATCGGATTACTGTACGATTCTCTTGGAGATGCTGGTCCAGCATTTATAGATGAATTGGAGGCTAATTTTTGGCGCGTCTGGGAAAGTGATGGCTTTAGCTATGTTTCAGCTGTCATGGAAACAGCTTTTGACGACAGAGGGATCGCAACATTCGAAATGATAAATTGATAGAGAGTCTAAGTCTTCTGGACTACGACAATAAAATCAAGATGGAAGAAAGCGTTTCTCTCGATCCTTGTTCAGATGATGTTCGACGAGTTGCTGATGCCAGTAGTTCTTTCGTTGGATTCTGCATTCCGACGAAAAAGAGACACAAGTTGAGAGGCAAAGTTGGTCTCAAACCTGTTGGAACTTTGCTTAAAATTAGTGGCGGTCAGTCTGGCTACCAATCGGGAAGTCAAGTTAATACTCATCAAGAAAATCAAACTGGTCCCAGAGTTTACTTAGATGATAATCGCAGGAAGTGGCACGAAAGATCATCATGTTGTTCCTGCCATCCTAATCGCCTTGTGCATTACGATGATTCTCTCATTTCGAATTCACAAGGATCGAGCGAAGTTTCATTCGTTGTGATGAATGATGGTAGTCGCGATTTTACTTCCAAAACGTATCACTATCGTGATCGTGATAAGTCTACTTGTTGTCAACACTTTTGGGCAGACATTTTTCCCATCTTTTGTTATTGCGATTGTGGTACCAGAGACCTCTTCTTTGGTCATGAATTCTCGACAGCAAGTGAATAAAAATGATCACGCGGAATTTTGTTTTCATGTGAGTTAAATTGTTCCGCAGATGGAACCAGAATTGATCCAACTCACAGAGGAACAGACTGCCAATCTTGCGATTGCCTACGAATATTTCACGTCGAAGCGCGTCATTCTAGGACCAGATGGGACAGGAATAGATGGCGCTTTGGCCGCTCTCGAGGAAGTCAAAATATATCTCATTGGGTTGGCCGATATGTATGGCTTGAGTGGCGAAATGCGCAAGATTCATAGTTCTATCTTGTTTGAAGAATTAATGAAGTTCTCACTGCTCAGCCTTCATGTTTATCTGGATTTGATGCATCAAGATGTTCCTCTAGACTTCTCTCGATCTGACGATCCGCAAGGACATGAGAAAATCGCGCTGTTCATCTTCAATTATCACGTGAGAAGACTACAACGCTTACGAGTGAAAAGATACTTGGCCCATCTCTTCTTCAATTCACCAGACCAGGCAGAAATCTTGCGTCCCGAAGTTCTGCATGTTCCCGATGAAGACAACATTGTGGAAATCGCTGATCTCACGCCGAAAGAAGCTTTGGAGAGAGGAGCGGACTACTATTTTCTTCGCGTGGGAGGACTCACTTTGGACACTGCTATGAGCAAGTATGATTACGATGAAGCTCTCCATATTTATTCCGTTGTGACGATCATGGAGAATGATCGGCGTGTCGATCCTACCGATTCCTCCAATCTCAAGCATGTTGGTATCACCAATTTGACAAGTCACGAGGACTTGTGTCTCATGCTGGTTGAGAAATGGGGTAGCCTCAACTTGGATCCTCGAGCTTTCGTCACAACTGAGGGACCAATGCTTCCACTTTTGTACGAGAACAATGAAGATCCTCTTTCCATCAATCATCAGGTCAACTTTGATGATAAGGTGCAAAAACAATTAGTTCGGGCATGTTGTAGCGAAGGTATTCCCGCCTTTGAGCTCGGCACGATGAGACCAGCCAACCTTCTGCTTGAGGAATATACGATTGCACAACTGACCCCAACTTTCTGCGGATCAAAGGGAGATCACCGCGATATCTACCAGGCCGCTCTCTATGATCGTACAGCTTCTGGCATCCATATTGAAGAATTGGATGAAGAAGATATAGTCTTCTTTGGATTGCGCGATGGTGTCAGCAAGATGATCGTCTATACGATCGAGGAACTATACCACACGTTCAAAAATCCTGACAAAACTACTGATGGTTCAGGAGCTGGCTACTTTTACGATCCCATTTCACTCAAAAAGCACGGAACTAATGTAATCGAATGGACTTCCTTCTCTCATTTATCTGTGAAAAGACTCATGACACACGTGTTACCATACAAGAAGCGTTGCAACTGGAGCAAAAGATTGATTGCCGCTTGTCAGGAAATCTTTCAATCGAATCCTGATCTGGGTGTAATCGAAATGGTTCAAACAGAGGCTTTCCGTGATCTTCGCACTATGTATCGTACTGAAGGACCACAAGCCATACCTGAAGGATCAGAAAATAGTCTCGAAAGTAGGTTTCTCAAAGCCGAACAAGGAGGTGAGGAAAGTATTTCTCAGAAAGCAATAAGTTCGCCGCAAAATGAAGGAAGACTGGCTCCACCTGGTAATCGACGATCAGTTCTCAACTTACTTCTCATTATGTTCAACGTGGGAAGCGAATTAGCGAGCTATGATGATGAAATCGATGTCTACGATGAGGATGCTTTACGCAGACTCATGGGGAGCGATCCTTTTCGCAACTTGCCGCAACCAAGCAATACTGGAAGACCACAAGCGGAGGCACGCGATCGTATTATGGACATCACTGCCGCTGCCATGATGTTAGGCGATGGTTTCTATACTTTTAATCGTTTGCACGTTCTCAAGTATTACGATGGTAAATTCCACGCACATTACGATGATTCCTCATACGAACTCAAAAAGTATCTCTCTGTCTTGACCAAGATGGCTCAATGGTCGCTCACATCTTCTCTAGTACTTGGTGGAACATGGTTGATGGCAACTGCATCATACTATCATCACAAATTGACGAGACGCTGGTTGGGAGGAACGATTCTCGAAGTTGATGAAAGAATTGATGAATCGCCGGAAGAACAAGACGTTAATCAATAAAATGAATTCACAAGTCCCGAAAAAGGGACTAGCGAAAAGAAACAAACATGGAAGTCATTCTTCGCAACTTCAGGTGTTACAAAAATCAGTCCTTCAAGTTCGTGCCTGGTGTTTCTCTCTTGCCAGGCGTGAGTGGAGCAGGAAAGTCAACCATTTTGGAAGCAATCGACTATGCACTTTATGGCAAGTTGAAGCAACAATATTCTCACGGCGAGACTACCTGCTCGGTTCGCATCGTGATGGGAGATGGTCAAATCTGGATTCAGCGCAACTCTGGCCCCGGAAAGTTTCAATTATGTGTCAACGGAACGACATACAGTGGTGATGATGCTCAATCTATCATTAATCAAATGTATGGAACACGAGAAGTCTTTCTGGCTGCCTCCTATCTCAAACAAGGAGAGAGATGCGTTTTGATGACCGGTACCAATGCCGATAAGATGAAGTTGGTTCGCTCTATTTCATTTCAGGATGAAAACGTGGAGACTGTTCAGGATAAGATCAAGTCCGATCTCAAGGTTCAGCAAGAGAAGATGCGCCAAGCAGAAAATGCTCACAACTTAGCGAAAGCACTTCTGTCAGCATTCGACAAAGACAATCCGGAAGTCAGTAAGGTTCGCATTGAAGACGTCCAGATCGATGCAGATCAAGTCCAGAAGGAAATCACAGAGATCGGCAAAATGATTGTAGAGCTGGAAAAATCCATGACTGAACTCATCTCTCTCGAATCGAAAATCAAGACGCTGGCTGGTTTGATCCATAATGGGGGACTAAATAGTGAGCAAAATGGGGGACTAAATAGTGAGCAAAATGGGGGACATTTAGTCCCCCAATTGTTACTATCTACGATCGAATCTCGCACGGCAGAAATTCAGACACGTCTCAAAATCTTGGGAGAGCAGAGAGCAACCTTCGATGCTTCCCAGAAGTTTCGCAAGTTGTTCGAATCTGCTCAGCAAGAAGTTGATTCTTTGAAGGCAGAGATGATCGAACTCTCCGCCAAAACTGGACAAGCAAGTAGTACTATCAAGGCAGAAATCATGCGGATCAAGAAGAACCTCGCAATGCAGGCCAGAATTGATGCTCTTTTGAAACAAAATGGACAGAATAATGTCCCAGATTTGAGAACTGCTGCTGGTCAAGTTGCTGCTGATCTTCGCTCTCTCAAAGTTCTCATAAGTAGCCTCGAAAAGGATCTCGAGGGAAAAGAATGGAATGAAACACAGTTGAGAACACTGGTTTGCCCCAAATGTTCTAGCGGTTTAAAACTCGATGGAGGAAACTTGATCGTCCTGATGTCTGACTTCAAGCCTATCTTGCGAGAACTCACATGTCCCGAAGTTAGTTCAAGCATGATTTCTGCCAAGAAGAGGGAAGTAGAAATGCTTGAGACAAAAAAGAATGTCATCCAAGCAGCTCATTCTGAAGTCAACACTTTGCTACGTGATTTGAACTTCCATGATCCTAACGATGCGATCAAACTGATCACCTGCGAAAAGTTCTTGCAATGTGAGGAAAAATTGATCGCTTCTCAGTCTCGCTTGCAGTCGTTCCAAGGCGAAGTCACTGGTGGAATTGCCGTTGATTCGACAGAGGAAGCCAGTCTTCGTAGCGAGTTGGATCTTCTTTATAAGCAAAGAGCAGAACTAGAGCGAGGACAAAAAGTCAGAACAGATTTGGAACAAGCTAGAACCTTGTTGGGAGATCGTAGTTCCGAACAAATTTCTACCAAACTTATTCAATTGCAGGAAGGCAGGAAGGCCAAAACTATTCTCGTCCAACTATGCAACAAGTTTGTGAAAAGGAGAGATCTCTTGGAGGAAGAAAGTAGGCAAGCAGAACTTCTGACCGGCCTCGGACACGAGGCCAAAATTTTGAACGAGTTGCTTGAAATTGCCAAGCAAGTAGAAATACAAGCATTGGAAATTTCGGTTGCTCACTTGAATGCCACCACAGCTCGCTTTCTGAACATCATGTTTCCCGAAGATCCGATTCAAGTGGAGTTCAAAACAACTCGAGAATCGAAAACCAAAGCTGATGCCAAGAGCATGACCTGTTCGATGTCTATTTACTACAAGAATACTGTCTATGGGTCTCCTGCCCAGCTTTCTGGTGGAGAAGCTGATAGAGTTTCACTCGCAATGACACTTGCTTTGAACTCATTGCTGGGATCACACCTCGTCTTGTTGGATGAAACTTTAAACACTCTGGATAGGAATGCAAAGATTCAAGTTGTGGAATTATTGAAGACATTCGTGGCGGAAAACAAGATCTGTCTCGTGATTTCGCATGAAGGTGTAGAAGGTGTTTTCGACAGTGTGGTCAAAGTTGGCAATCAATGAAAGTAAACTCTAAGCTTAAACAAGCTTTGAGAACAAAGTGAAGCCTAGTTTTTACTAATTTGTTTGATCAAAAAGTTAATATGAATCTGGACGAGGAGACTGTCGCTAAGCTGACCAGTTTGGTTGTCTTTCTGGCCCGCTATGGACAAAACTTTGAGAGAACATTGCGTTTCGGGCCGATGCAACCCGGGGACAACCGTGATCCAGACTTGTTGCGTGCAGATTTGAGCACATTTGTTTTGCAGAAATCTCGCATTGTGGTTGTGCCAATTGTCAAAAGAAGTGGTGAAAGTGATTCTGACGAGGAGACAAATTACGATGGTTATCTCTTGTGGGAAAATGGAGATTACAGCATGGAGATTCGTCATGAGAGAGACGAGTTTCAAGTCAGTGTCATACGAGAAGTCATCAGGAATTCAGGCTACGTGACAACTTTCGATCAAGTTGTTGAAATTTGTAGTAACCTTGATGCTGGAGATTTTAGCGGGGCAATGAGAATCTTGTTTGCTTCCTACAATGGCATCGCTCGAAGCGTTCAAAGTTTGGATAAAATAGTCCATTCGTCAGCAACTAGAAGCACTATCTCCGTGCTAGAACAATGATTTCACCATTTATTACGAATGAAGAAACCAATTTTTGATAGCTGGCTGGACTAAAATGTCTTCCGATGGAGAGGATCTATGTTCGCTAAGCGGTAGCGATGGTTGTGAACAGCCTGAGCATCAAATTAGCAGTCATGCGACAATCAAGAAGGAAAGAATAATGCAGCAATTGGAGAAACATTTGTTTCTCAATGCTAGGATAGTTGTGGAAGGAATTGAGATGCCTGATGAAGACATTGCGTCTGGACTCGATGACGACTCTGATACTTCTTGTGAAGTAACATTCGATGCCTACTTGCTTTGGTCATGTGAGAACTATCAAGTTGAAGTTCGCCCAGACGATGATCGTACTTATCGCGTTCGTGTTGATCACAAACCTTTTCTGCAAATCCGCAACTCTGGCTGTGTCCCAGGACTGAAACAGGTTTTGGACATTTGTCGCCATCTCGAGGCGAAGCAATTCGAGGAAGCAATGAGGATTTTATTTGCCAGAAAGGAAGGAAAACTACGTGACGATGCTGCTTTGGCCGCTGTTGTAAGCGAATCGTGGGTCAGAAGTACATACTCAGCGTTCGAAATGTAAGCACTAGACTTGTTGAAGTCATGTGAACGAAACCGATTCATGCGAACAAAGAATGTGGGGGATCTTCATTTGGTTCTTTTTGCAAAAAGCATGACGTTTTAAGTTGAAAATCGTAAGTATTCAAAATATAAATACTATTTGCGGTCCGGGTTTCTGTACATGATGTTTCATTCTGATTCGATCTATTTATAGGAAATTAAGACCCCCGGCAAGTTTTGGCCGGACTTAGCCAAAAAATCCGACCATGCGTTAGGACAAAAAGCATCCTTTCAGGACAATTGTTCGCACCACGTTTGTTCGCACTTGCGAACAAACGTCTTGAAAGTCTATTTTTTAACATCCCACGGAGGCGAAAGATTTCTCGGTCAGCGCATCGACACGAGGCCTCGTGTCGATGCTATATTTGAAAAAGTGGTCGCCAAAAAAGAGGTCCTGGATAAAATCAAAGAGCCTCATCGATTTCTTTTGCCAGAAGATGGATACAGTTTTTGATTCCGTTGTTCATAAGGTGCCTACTCTGATTGGAATTTCTGGCCGCATCGGCTTCAGAAAAGACACTCCGACCGCCAATCGTGGAAACTCCAATTACTCCGCCTGTCTAGGCATCGTGATAATCATCGATAATATCGTGTATCATGAACAATGCGTCCTCTCTTGAAGCTTTCCGTCTGACCAGTCAGTTGAACATCAACTGCTTCCCCAACTCCTAAAATATCATGAGCCTCGATGTTGAAAACATAAAGTAAAACAAACATGAGCACGATGCCGATCACGAGAACAATCACCCAGCTCGAAATTTGTTCCCTATCTAGTCCTAACCACTTGAAAATCACTCTGTCGAGAACTTCGTCTCCAGCAGTAATGATTAGATAGGCTACGATTGCCAGAACAAGTATCTGGACAGTAAACTTAATATCCATTTAACCGAATGAATAAACTTTGTTTCCAAGTTTGACAACCAAAAAGATGGTCACTTTTACCGACTTTTGGCCTCGCCTGAAGGTCACATCATTTTGGATCTTTGTATCACTCGCTTGTTTTCACAGTGGTCCATATATCGCCCTCGTATATTGGGGCGGCATTCATCTCGTCGCATTATACGAAATGCAGACTTTGTTGTCTGTCTCGTTGCTTTCAATGATCATTAACATGTTGACGAGTTGTTTGATCTTCCTGGGATTGTCAGCTAGTCACTTCGGATTTCCTCAAGTGAATGTCGAAGTAATGTTACCACTTGCTTTCATACCGTTTGTCTGTGCATTGATCGATTCTCGAGGCAACTTCTGGTCCACCTGTGTGACTGGTATTTCATTTATTTGGATCACAATTCCGTGCTATCTTTGCTATCGCCTGAATCTACTAAATGTCAACTTCATGATGGCCTTCCTGACAGTTACTTGGATAACCGATTTTGGATGCTACATGGCAGGTCATATGTTTGGAAGAACGCCATTACTTGAAAGAATCTCGCCGAAGAAAACGATTGAAGGATCGATTGGCGGGGCTATTGTCACTTTCGTAGTTGCTCACATCATTTCTCACTATAATTCGTATGTTGGCTGGACAGATTGGATGGTCATTGCATTTATCGCCGTAGTCTTCGGACAACTCGGTGATTTGTTCGAGTCGATGTTCAAAAGAGCACTCCAAGTTAAGGACAGTGGATCTCTCATTGGTCGCTCTGGTGGTTTAATGGATCGTTTTGATTCTGTGTTTTTCTCTGTCGTCTTTGTGAATGCATACTTGGCACTCTGAGTATTGTTATTCGAATTCCTCGCTGGAATGAGAATTGTAACTTCTATCAATGTCACTCGGATCTTTTCCATAAACGTCACAATGTAGTTGTCCATCTTTGTCGAAATAAGCGAGGTCAAAGTAGCGTTCCGGATATCTCTCATCGTTGCAGAATCGAACGCAAGTCTTAGTATCACTAAACCTGACCAACACCGCTAGCCACTTTTGTCTTTTCACGTGACCGAATTTGTTGGCACCGACGTTTGTAAGCTTGGGATCATCCATTTCGGCTGCATCTTGATCTGCTGAAATCCAAGCTATGATTTGTCTGATGCTACAATTTTCGGCTCGCAATAGAATTGGCTACTAAAATGGAAAAGTGGGAGACTTGGTTTTGTATCATTGTGATTCTCTCGGTTGTAAGCGTTGTTTTGATGCTCGGATATGGATTGAAGAATTGCGAATCGTGCAAATTGAAGAAAACTGATGAAATTCAATGAAGTAAAAACTCTTGTTGCTTTCGGCAACGCGAGTGAATTTAAGGAGCGACGGCGCTGAACTCTTGCCAGTTGAAGAAAGTTGTCGGTCCCCAAGGTTTGAAACCAGCATAAAATGTTTGACCAGGAGTTTTGGTCAAAGATGCAAACGGACATGGGTAGAGAAAAGCAAACACATTGTTAACCTTAGGAACCGCTCTGTCAATAAGAGTCCCATCAATAAGTCCCATCAACGGTGGACTATTAGTACTCCACTTTGAAATATACATTTGTACGGTCGGGTCAGTATTAAAACCGTTAGCACCGCCACTAACTGTGAAAGTGTTTGGAAATAAGTCAATAGTGGAGGGAGCAAAACTATAAATTGGATACTGTCCAACGGAGAAATTTGCCGTGCCAGAATATCCCCAGTTCGACTTAACTGTATTGACCGTTGTGCCACAAGTGACATTCAACTCGATGCCGAAAAAGTAGCCAGAATTTGGTTCGATTGGTCTGCCAAGATCAGCATGCGTGATGGTGAAAGATTGAGGACTCGTGGCGGTTGGCTGAGCGACAGGGCTGATATAATACTGCTGCAATGAAACAGACCCGGATCCAGATACCAGAGTTTGCGCCGGACCATCAATGGTATACGTGCCGGCCCCGCCTACTCCAGTACCGAGAGCAGTAATCTTGGGAAATCCAACGATACTAGGATGGAAAATATACTGGCCGACCTTCAGAGGATACTGAGTGGTATTAAAAACAGTCACACTCATCGTGTTGCCAGAAATGCTCATCGTCAAATTGGAGAGAATGCAAGCAACAAAAACCTTGTAAGTCACGCTGGTCGGAGCTTGGACATATGAGAATGTTCCCGTGAAACTACCGGTTCCATTCGAATTGGACGTCTGAAGAACATTGGAGACGGCATAAGTGAGGACAGGAGGACTCGGATCGCAACAAAAGCTCGAAACGCAGGTAGCCGGAGAAGTGCAATCACCGTTCGTCTGGCACCCGACGCAGAGATTGTTGTTGCAAATATTGAGTCCCTGATTGGAATAAATGGTGTTTCCAGAGCAGTCCGCATTGCCATTACACTCGATGCAAGTATTGCTGCTAGTGCAGATCGGATTGGCAGCGGGGCAATCAGCGTTCACCGCGCAAGCCAAGCAGGTTTTGTTCACACAAGCTGGCGTGGCGCCGCTGCATTCAGCATTCGTATTGCAAGCAACACAGATTCCTCCCACGGTGTCACAAACTTTTCCGCTGGGACATTGCGAGTTGGTAGTGCAAGCTGTGGAAGTGACGCATTGTCCTGCTGTGCAAATCTGTCCCGAAGCGCAGTTCGCATTGCTGGTGCAGCCGTTAACACACTGTCCAGACGAACAGACTTTCCCAGTGCCACAACCAGCATTGTCCACACAGCCGGCCACACAGATTCCACTTGTAGTATTGCATATTTGTCCCGTTCCGCAATTCGCGTTGGTCGTGCAAGCAGTTCCCGTCACGCAAGTACCACTACTACACACTTTTCCCGTCGCACAGTCAGCACTTGTGGTACAAGTCGTCGTAGAACTCGACCTGCTTCTCACTACGAGAATGATCACGATAATCACGATGATAATCACTACTATGATCGCAATTATGAGTATGATGAGACCAACACGAGACTTTTTCGGTGGCGGAGGTGGTTGTCTCCGCGCGGATCTTGTCGACATTTACACTTGGGAGACAAAATGAATCGTTTTTTTGTCTTTCCTTTACGCGAGTCATATAGACTCTAGTAGTTGTTCATTCTGATGGCGTCTCGATCACATAGCCGACAAAATCGATGTAAATGGAGTGATCAAAACCGTGACGATTCCAGTTAGGATCATTTCCTCCAAACGAAATGCTCAGAGTGTCGAATGCGATGTCTTTCACACGACAATCAAGTTCGTTCTCAATAAAGTCGGAACCGAAGAAACTCAGGGCGTCCAAAATCTCGGTCTCCCAATTCTCCTCCACTTTGAGAACTTTGCGAGGAACGACGACGTTATCTTCGCCCGCCCGAATTTCGAACCATTCTGGCGTCTTCAGTCTCTCATTAGAATCGATCAAAATGTCATTCGTTTTCGACGCAATGTAGCGTCTAATGACATCGATGTCTGGACGATCACCTGGACGAAAGAAGAAAGGACGTTCGATAGGAAGGTGATCATCAATCGTGACCATCAAACAGTTCATCCCCGAAGCAGGCAACAAGCCATCAATAGTGATTTTTATTGGCGTTGTTCCCTGTGCCACCTCGAGACTATAGTATGGCGTGAGCGTAGTGTTTCTACCATCTTCACCAATCGTGTAGCCATACTTGTGCGAAGTGCCCGCCAGCAATGCCCTCACATGTTCTAGCAATTGTTGAGTTGTCGTGAGGTCCATTCTCTGAACCAGAATGTGAGGATCGAAGACTCTCAACTTGGTTGCCAAGAGTTCCCTCACTTTCTCGATGTCGAGATATCCAGAATAGTTGGACACAAAAGAGACGGTTTGTCTCAAGCTCATCTCACTGGTGACCTGCCTCAAAGCGATCTCATGGAGGGATCTCATTTGCGAGCTAATTTCCGAAAACATTTGATTCTAATTTTTTAGAATCATTTTATGAAAAAGTCGTTCCAAGGATGAATAACATGAGAATCATCCCTCATGCTTCCAATTGTCCCGATGTGAATGAAGAATCGCCAACCAAGAAACAGAAAATCATCAGCGACCAAAAGACAACACAATGTCTTGACTGTTTGAGGAGAGCTTTTGAGACACAAAACTCATCCCAATTGCTATGCGTGGCGTTAGCAGAAGAGAAATCCAAAGATCGCTCAAAATCTTCCGCTGCTTGGGAAGCCACTTGCAAAACTATCTTTTCCATCAGATTGGCTCAAAAAGCACAAAACATTGGCGACAAAGGTGTGGGCCTGGCCGGCGATCAAATAACAGAATCATCGCCTCGATTGTTTTATGAAGCTCGTCTCAAAAAATATTTGGGCGAGTTGTACCTTGCTACGATCAAAGTGATGTGGGAAATGGGCATCTTCACTGTTTATGAACCTGACGAGAAACCTTTCGTCCTCTTCTCCAAACAAGTTGACTTCCCAGCTGACATCAATCCGAAAATAGATGCTTACATTCCGCTCCAAGACTTGATTGACAATAGTCTCATCTTTGCCGACATCAAGACTTTCAATCCTTTGGCCAGTTTGATAGGCTTTGAGCAAGCCAAGCCGATTGCTTATGGCCTCTTCTATAGTTTTTACCCTGGATTCAACTGTGCGACCGCATTTTTCCGTAATTTTCGGGGAGAATGGGGATACCGTTGGGCGATCTATGATCGTTTCAAGGTGGGGGAAGTTGGTTCCATCAGAAAGTCAAAATGATAGATTTTACGAGATGTTAAAAACATCAAGCAAACAATTTTTGCCCCCGAGATATAAATGGGAGCCACAGAGTCGAAATCATGTGGTGAAGCATGTTCGGTCAGACAGCTTTCAGAACGTTCTCAGCATATTGAGAAGCTGGTTGGTGAATCATTTACCAAGCAAATCGATCCTCTTGAGATGGAACACAAGATCAAAATTGTTTCCACCAAGAAGGAAGATCTTTCGAAGCCTCTCAAAGCAGTCGCAACTGATTTCGTCGTGGCAGAATACTTTGCCACAACTGATACTCTCTATCAGTTTCTCGCTTTGGTTCATGATGTCTTCGATGAAGCTCTCATTCTTTATCGCGAACAGAGAAACCTGACAGAACACGAATGTTTCTTCATGTTCAAAGGCGGGAATATTCTCAGGGTGGTGGCACATGAGTTTCTTGATGAATTGCCCGAGCATGCTAATGCCGAAATCCGCAAGTTTTACGAACCTTTCTTCAAGCGTTCCGACAATGATTTTAGCATTCTGCTCAATCCTGATCTCGACGATTATGATGCTATTTTCTCCGAAGTGACAACTCTCGCTTATCATCTTCAGAACTACATTCGTTCCATCTTCATGACAGACTTAACGCGCTACTTTGATTTCGCCCGTTACAGACCAGAGTTCAGGCAAAAGATTTACTCTCGTTGGCTGCCCAAGTTCAATGCTGCTCGTCAAGAAGGTGAGAGCGAGTTTATTGACATAAGCGGTGCTTCCGGACGCGATCGTGCCATGCGTTACGTAAATCAGGATTATGGACGCGATGAAAGAAAGGTCGCCTCAAGTGATATCAACCGGGAAGAACAACAACTCGTCATCACGCACAACGATGCTCTTGAGTTTCCTGATGCCAACGGAGGAAAAATTGCTTTCAACCTGACTCGCACCAAGGTCGTCTTCACTCTTCGTCAAAAGGATGGAGGAGAGTTTCCAGTCAAGGGAGAACTAATCGATGTCTCTGTTCCTCACAAGACGGATGGCGTGATAGGACACTTTTTTGAAGAATTGGAGGAAAACATTGCTACTTACAAGTTGGACATGACTATTTTGGGACAGCAGCCTCTCCATTTCATCAGCGGAAGTCTCAGCTACTTGATGTCAGATTTGGAAAACATGTTGTACATTCAGTCCAAATACCCTTGGGGCGATGCGAAGTACGGCAAGAGAATGAATCGTTTGATCTACATGTATTTCATCGATATCTTCATCAAGGTGAAAACAGGTCCGGCGCGCGTCACGATCCTCGAGGATGTCAAAGCTTTCCTCGACGGCGATGACAAAGTTCGTCTTCCTCGTGATCTAGCTATTCATAAACTGGTTGTTCAAATCAGGAAAATCAGGCGCGAACTCTCTCAGTCTGACGATTTTGACGAAATGGTAGCCCTCATCTTGAAGAACCTTGATTTTCTCTCTGAGACATTGCAGAAAGTTCATGACTATTGTTCGACTGATGGCATGGTAACTGCTGAAGAAATTTACAACGGCAAGTCGGGATCGCTGATTTGATAATACTAGGACTCTTGAAGTCCGTGCATTTCTGTTTAAATGTTGTCTCGACGTTTCTTCACCAAGTCGAAAATCTTGAAGATAGTCTCTTTGGCACTCTGAGTTAAGCCAGGCGTTTCTTTTCTTATGATTCCGATTAGTTTCTGAGCGTTGACCACTTGTTCATACTCCTCGTAACAATACTGTCTCACAACGAATCTAAGAATTATGTTGAAAACGTCGCGAGGAATGTGGTAAAAAGCTGATTTGGCATCACGTTTTCCCAAACGAAGGACAAACTCGACCTCTGGCGGTATTCCAACCAGAAAGGGAACGTAGTTTGGGCCGTAGAATTGACGAGGATCCTCAAAAATGGGATTGCAACTCGATGTCCACTGTCTTCCAGGATTAGTTACAATCCATGAAATCCCGGTGAGGACATTTTGCATGCGAATCGCTTCCTCCTCGACATATTGATTGATTTCCTTTCTGAGTTCCTCTGTGGCAGCGAATGATTCTTGCGAGTGGACTCTTGGTTTTGAACGTTGTGAGCAAATATCGTTCCCTCTTTTTTGGAACACGCCTAGCCACTTGATGTTTTGGACAGTTTTTGGATCGTAGATATTTATGTTGAGAGCTTTAAGAGGCTTCACTATGACTACTGGTTTTGCGACCATGCGGCGAAAATCTTCTCTAGCTTCTTTCTCACTGACGTGAGGATCAGTTTGATATTGCATGAAGACAATCACGCCTTCAAAATTGTTACAACGAAGCATAGTCGCGTTGGCCTTCGGGATGCGACGCGCCCAGATTTGACAATCGGAATAATCCGAGTATTTCTTGATGTTGGTAAGTCGCCTGGTCTCATCGTTCAAAGGCTTGTAAAGTTGCCTGACCTTACCATCTTCTTTAACCATCATGACATCGAATTTCTTCCCTGGATTCATCTCCATGAGATGACTTTCGAACCAATGTTGAGCGTGCACAGGATAACCATGACGATCGTCAACGAGACGAAAACTTGATTCTGCAATCATTTGATGTAACTTGAGTGCTAAGTTTTCGATCTTTTCGCGAATCTGAGATGGTTCCGTGAAGTCGATAGGAGACAATCCAGGGAAGAAGACATCAGCTCCAAAACGTCTGGAATACTTGATGATTCGATGTTCGTAAGAAGTGCTTCTCCTCGTGGTGTCGACAATAATGCACAGATTTTTGAGAGACCAGCAAGCAATGTCTGTTCCCCAAACTGTCGTACCATCATAGGCAAACATGCAAAGAGGAATGTCGAAACCACCCAGAATCGCATCCAGACTCGGATAGATTCTATGAATGAACTGATAAACGCGCGTACATTGTGATCCATAAACAGGTTCTGCTTGAATACCAGAATGAACTACAACATTGGTGATATGTTGCCTTCTCTCAATTCTTACGCTTTGTCTCTCGATTTTGGTTTCGGTTGCCACAATGGTTGCCACACAATCTTCTAAAATCTTGTTCGCTTCTTCTATCGTAACATTGTGGAAAAACAGGTCAGCGTCCATGACTCCCGAACCAGCGCTGACATTTTGGACAACAAATAAACTCGGCAGGCCGCCACAAAGAGTCAACTTTCCACGATACTTGGAGAGTAAAAAGAGGAGAGCATGAAATTCGAACATGTGGATTGCCCAAGGTCCAGCCAAAATTGGCACTTCTCGGAGTGGCCATTTTCTCTCCCTTCTTTGAACCATGTCTGTCGTCAGGATTGCCCTAGCTTCCTGACGAAATTTCTCATCTCGGAATCGCATCATTTCGATTCATTTTGATCAAAATTTAATAGATCAAAAGAAATCTTTCTGCTTAAAATGGACGTTCCGCGTAAAGACAATCCCGTTCTCGAACTGTTGTTTGGATATGCACAATCAGGTCATACCTACTTTGTGACAGACCTCAGGTCTATTCCATCTATGCTCAAGCATTTTGATACTACGATAGCAAAATTGCGCGACGTATTGCATAGTACAACAGACGGCCGTCTGCTGGCCACAGAATTTGTCCAATTATGGGACAAGGAAAATCTCGATAAGTTCGGACTCAAGTACGATGGAAAGAGGATTGATGGAGCTTTAGTTGGTGAGACGTTCGACGTACGCGATTGGCACGTTCAGTACTACAAAGGTTTCATCAGTAAGTATCATATGAATGTCTTTCTGAAAAGACTTTTGCACGACACAACTGGAAACAGAGAGAATCCATTCAATACACTTATTGGTAGCCGAGGATTCCTCCCCGATATCGACAATTTGAAAGATTTGTATAAGCGCATTGGTGTCAAAGATTTGGCTAGTAGTGGTCTCAGAGCTAGCGACTATCAAGCTGCTTGGGAAGGTATTACTCATACTGATGGACCTCTCATGACTCTTATCTTTGACTATCCGTCTGCTCCCGCCGAGGAAAGTATTCCGATTCACTGGCAAGGAACTGCTGGCGGCGTCGGAAAGCATAGAAGTGCTTATGTCACATATCTTGAAAAGTTGCCAACGCTTGTTGTGAGAAGGTTGGCTCGAACAGTCGAAAACCTGAAGAAACCTAGTCAGGGGAAAATGCCCATCACAGAGCTTACTAAGGATCCTTTCAGTCTTATCGTCGGAAATGACATCAAGGGAAAAGACTTGATTGCTCTCTGTATTCAAAACGCTCAGATTAATCGTTATTGCAATCAGGATAATCAACTTTTGTTCAGAAATCGTCTCCTCTCAGAGTTCGGCGAGACGTGGCATGAAGGTCTCCATGGTTTTGACACTCCTCGCGAACTTTATGTCCAATTGCATAAGGGCTATTTTTAAGTCGCCGAGATAAATCAAGCAACGCACTGGGGAGAAAATGTGCGCACGTGGGGGCTCGTTCATGGTAGTCCCGCAGCTAGTCAAAGAGTTCAAACTCTGAGACAAAAAAAAGATTTCTTTCTGCTTGAAAATGGAGGCGGACAATCCTTTTGCAAGCTTTGCCAATCGAGGAGGCAGCGAGGTGTATCTTCCGGATGCCGACTATCTCCCAGAAATGTATGAATATCTCGGTGTCGACAATTTCGATCAAACTGGTTTGATCGCTCCGGATTACTTATCGTCTTGGATTGGTGTGAGAAATGAAGGTTGGACAACGGATGACGATGGTAACGAATACATTGAGTTCACTGGCGAAGATGGTGTAATCAAAGTTGTTGAAAGGTTCGAGCCAGATGATCGCGAAATGATCATCTACTACTTGGAGAGACTTCCAAAGCTCGTCCTGAAGCGACTCGCTCAAAAGATGGAAAACAAAAAGAATGCAGGTGCCGGCGCCATGCCTCTCAGCAAGATTTCTCGCGATTTGTTCCATAGGATTAGCAGTCCTGATCTCAAGGGAAAAACCTTGATTGGTCTCTGTATTCAAAACGCTGAGATTAATCGTTATTGCAATCAGGATGATCAACGTTTGTTTCGTCAGAGGTTGCTCTCTGAGTTTGATCTGGATTGGACGAATGATCGACGAGGATTTGCCACTCCTCGCGAACTTTACGTCCAACTTTATACGGCTTATTATGTGATCAGCGAAGATGACTATGGTTTTTACAGAGATCGGGTATCTAGACCAATCAATTGGGAACCAATTGTTCGAATCGTTCCGCGTCCTAATTGGAGAGGACTAACGTATTTCTTCTTTTTCCCTGAAGAGCCTGAAATTAGCTTCCTTGTTAGTCAACAAGACGATGGAAGTTTGGTAGAAGAAAGAACTCGAGCAGTTCGAGAACTTGCAGGTCCAGAACGCTTCGACGAGTTGATCAATGAAACAATCAATTCTGGCGACACCATAGGTCCAGAAGATACGGCAATTTTCAGAATCGGTAATGTCAATCAAAGTTTGGACTGGTATGTGTCCAATTTCGATATCCCTGGTGACCAAAACGTTCTCTATGTTTGGTTGCTCGAGTAAAAACAAAGTTTTAACAAACTTTGTTTTGCCAAGGTTAAAATGGAGCCAAAACCAGGAGAAAATCCTTTTTTCGATGCTGTCTTCCGTGAAGGATCGCTTCAAGACGAAGTTTTGTACGTACCGGAGACTAGTTTCTTGCCTACAATTTGGAGTCGCCTCGGTGTCACCAAGAAAGACCTCGCCAAGGTCGATAAGGATCTGTTTTATTTCCTTCTGGATCAAATGTTTCATGAGCTTTGGACAGAATCGAAGTTCGAACAGAATGGTGTCAACCTGGAAGGAATCAAGCTTGGAAAACGGATCACCTTGCGGAAGAGAAATGGTACGACAGTTCAGTTCATCAAAGGTTGGATCAGCAAACCACATATTGATATGTACTTGAGACGTTTCATTCTGGGAGACGGAAAGAACTCTACAAATCCTTTCAATATGGTCATACCAAGAGGCGAAGATCGCGCAGAAGTATATCTCCCGGACGTCACATATCTCCGCGATCTTTATGAAAGACTCGGAGTGGACAATTTCAATGACACGGGACTCGACGCGGCGGACTATTTTTCTGCTTGGCGAGGCGTGAGACCTGAAGAATCGCAGCAAATGGAGCAAATAACAATCGGAAGGGAAGTATTCTATATTCTATGGCAGGAAACTCACATGAAAGCAGATAGATCGCCCGTGGAACTCATCTATTTGGACAGTTTGCCAGAAATAGTTCTGGAAAGACTTGTCCAAAGAGTGGAAAATCGAAAGCAGGCGGGAGGTTTCTTCCCGGGACTTACTCGTGACCTTCTCCAGCAAATAAGTAGTCCTGATCTCAGAGGGAAAGACCTGATTGGTCTCTGCATTCAAAACTCTCAGGTCAATCGTTATTGCAACCAGGATAATCAACGTTTGTTCAGAAATCGTCTCCTCTCAGAGTTTGATCTGGACTGGTCTGTTGATCGGCGCGGTTTTGCCACTCCACGAGAACTTTATGTTCAGCTTTGGAAGAAGTATTACGTAGTCACACATCTCGAAGGTGAATACCATGCTCTCAGCATAACGGGTCCAACTAATCTAGAACCAATCGTAAGAATTGTTCCCTCTCCTGATTGGTCCGAAGGTGGGGACAAGCGACTTTTCTTCTTTCCCGACAATCCAGAGCTCACTTTTATCGTCAGTAGAAACGGAGATCAGATCACAACTATTCATGCAGAAAATGTCCTCACTTTGGTAGCCGAAGATGAACTCATGGAAGTTATCGAGTTGATTTTCGAGAGAAATATAACAGATATTACGCTTGGTTGGAATCATAATCTGATCTATCAAGATCGAGTAGTGCTCGGTTGGGATCAAGATCGAGCAGATTACGATAGAGAAGTGCTCTGGTATGTCGAAACAGCGGAACTACCAGAAGATCGACGAATGGAACGAGATCTTCTCTATGTTTGGCCTCTCGAGTAAAACAAAGAAATATCACTGTTCTGATTTGGAAGTTTACAAAGTAACTACGTCCGAACAGGACGTAGTTATGCCAGAGATTTTCCATGATTCTTCCCTTGTCATCTTTCAATTCGTATGGTCCGAGACTACCATATTCAGTGCTCTTGGCGAGACAAATAATATTCTCAAAGCCTAGAACCTGAGGATCGGTCCTTTTGCATCATTTGAAACTAAAATAGTTGATTCTTTTTGTTCAAGTAAATGGAATCAGATGGTAGCGAATTGGCTGCCAGTTTGGAAGGATTTTTGAAAGCATATCGATCCAATAATCTGTGGTTCAATTTCGGGACGACCGAAGTTATCACTGATGAAGAACTGAGAAAACGATTAGGTGAAGGAGTGTTTTCTCTCGATGAGGTCTCCAACAAGCCCGATATCTTTCCAGTTTTTGGAAACATTAAGGATGCAGTCGATTATCACATGCCGGCACTCGTTGCATACGTCAGGTCCATCAAAGAAACCTCAAGCAGTACTACTTTGAAGACCAAAAGTATGGCCACATCGACGCGAACTAAGAGACCACAACCAGCCCCCTCAAGACCCCAGCCGGTCGAAGTTCGTGGTCATCTAGAATTGTACAAAAAAGTTCGTGGCTTCAAGTGGCTAAGCGATAGTTGCTTCATGGACTCTCCTTTGGTGGGCATGTTTGCTTTCAAAGGATCACCATTCTATGAGAACATGGTGGTGAAAGACTTGGACTACAATCCTGTCGAACTTCTATGCGGCAATGATGAGGAAACTGATGAAAAAATTCGTCGCCAAATACAAGAAACACTTAGAACCGATGTTGAAGAACTGATTGCTGGCAGGAAATTCTACATATGTTCCAATTTGCGTACGCTAGTAGGAGATTCTTGTCGCCCCACAAGAGAAGTCAGGGAAAAGATCGGAAAGACTCAGAAGACTAAGACAGTTGTAAAGAGAATCGGACTGAACCTTGCCAAAGGGATTCACGATCCAGATGAACTCTACACTCGTTTGACAGGTGCTTTGGAATATAGTCCACTCGAGTATGAAAGCTACTATGAATACAGCGTTGATTCCGTATGGTATCGTATTTCGACAATCATACATGCCTCTACTGGAACACTCAGACTTAATGCCAGCGATAAGACGCTTGACAAAATCCGGTGGCCGGGAACGTGGGACGGCATCATAAGCGAACTTGATACTATGAATATTGATCAACAGGTCATCAACGATTTGAGGACTGAGGGAGCTAGCGATGATGTTATCAGAGAGATAAGAAGTTTGTCCAACCGGAGAGGTATCATCAGGAAAGAGCGTCTAGTTCTCAAGAAGGCTGACTGTTTTGTAGTCTCTGTTAATCGACGAGACTACAGAAAGCCTGGAGAAACTGGTGTCCTCACAAGATCAATCGAAGTTGATCACGTCATGAATATCGATTTGAATGGAGAGAAGAAGAGATTCGTTCTCCAAGCTGTCGCGTACCCGCCTCGTGCAGGTCACTACTGCTGTTTGCTCAAAAATGGTACGACCTGGTTCGATTACAATGATCTCGACACTAGCAAAACAATTGCGGAAAATGCGATCCAAGAAGCGAGAGCGAGAGAGATAATCAACACGCGCGGAGTATTGCTTTTCTATTTTTGAACGATCTTCTCCTAACAAGGAGTTGATCAAATCGGTTGCGAAGATTTATCTCTCAATGTAGCACAAATCTTTTGAGCATGTTATTTATATAGATCCTAGGATCCTATGAAGACGCCTTTTTCTTCTTCCGAGGTCGCTACTTTTGGCAATTTTTATCAACTTCGACTTCGTTCAGCCATCATTTTGAAGTCTGCAAGAAACGATTTGAGATGATGTTTGGTGTCATTTCGCTGTTATATCTCGATGAAATAGCAGTATCCCCACAATGAGGTCACGTAAAAACAAACGCAGTCTTACGGTCCTTAGCAATTAGTGTTAACCCTTAATTGAATATCAGTTCTGATGACGTCCATTTTACTTGTTTCAACCAAATGTGATCAAATGGTATCCCTTCGATTCTACGGATCTGTATCAAAAAGTACCCCCAAAATTGCGAGGATTGCAACTTGCCTCTGAGTTGCAAAAAGAGGCCAACCGAGTTCGAACCATATTACGGATGTCTATAAATAAGGAAGCAAAAGATTGGAGTATCTTGTGAAAGACAATTTGGTTTACTTCCCGTTTTCAGCTAACTCGAAAAAATTGCTCACTAAGTCAGGCATGAGCCAAGGCATGTTATTAGTCAGCATTCCATACAAAATGTGGGCATCAGTCCAAGGCATATCGTCTTGATCCATGTAGGTCTCGTAGGTCATCCCAAGTTCATGAAAGTCGATCGCATCAAAATCTAAGATGAAACTATCCATGCCTCCATTAATTGAGGTCACAAGGTCACGATAAGCGCTCGTTCTCTTGACTAAATAGTAGTACATAGTTGAATAAATGTAGATCTTCGCTTCTCTGAATGGAATTAGTTCTCCTTGCCAATACAAGTATTTTGGCAAACAACCAGTACAATGAGGCATCTTTCGAACATATAAAGGATGCTTTTTGAGTGACTTGGTTGCTCCCGCAATGAGTTGATGATCGCTAAAGAAATCAGAAATCAAGTTGACACGCGATGGAGTTTCTTCTTGATCAGTCATTTTGAGATGTTTGTCGAACACCATGAGTGAAAAGAAAGCATTGCAAAGAGAATGCGACCTTTCTACAATTGTTTCACCAAACATCGTGACAAAATGAAGGTTAAATGGACCCAAGTTAGATCCAGAAAGATGAAACCAGTTTTGTCCAACGCATTGTTGCAGTCGAACGGGAATGTAGCCTTCTAACATCGGATCTCCGTAGTTTACCGAAATGTCCGGATGTGTAAGGCAACCAACCCTCACAGTTCCCTTAATCTTGAGAGCTCTATTCTTGTTCGCGTTTCCTCTCTCACGATATCGAAATTTGAAATCGAATGCATCCTTCGATTTCCCCGAGTAGAACCACTGTCCGAAAACTAACTGGCGAGTAAATCTGGGAACCTGAACGCGAGACCATTTGAGAGGTTTGTTGGAACGAAGTTGGTAGGCTCTGTTGATTTCTTCAAGGGAAACGTTCGTATTGCACGTCTTGTTTTTATGCAGGAAAAACCATGCGATTAACACTGATCGCTCCGTTCCGTCTGGATCAATGATGTACAAAGTTTCTCCCTTAGAGATGCGAAAATCGATCTCCATCATGAAGTTCTCGAAGCGAATCGCATGAACCGGCTCGTAGCCAGGCCAAATGGGATACAAAATAAGTTCTGGATGAGTACTTTCAGATCCAAGTTTGTTTCTCGTATGGTTGTTCACGTCGATAGGATCATAAGGAAGGTCATATTCCGATCTTGTATCCAGAATTATGTCAACATTTCGGGGACAATCGGATGGCGCCCCGAACATAACCTTGCCATCCATCACGCTAGCATAGTTGAAGACATCCATTTATAATTGAGTTTCCAATTTTTTAGACATATGATTTAAAACGCGAAATAGCGCTATTGACCAAACTGGTTTTCCATTTCGATCGAAATGGAAAAAACCATGAGTTTGGGCGGAGAGTTAGACGATCATGTCAAACATGATTTCGGCTCTTTTATCGAACTGGGAGGAATGCTGCTCGAACTCGCAGGAGATACCAAGGGAGAACTCGATCTGACCAAGCCAGTAGGTCCCGAAGGAGATCTTCCTATCCTCAAGGGAAGTGGCCAATTATTCGATAGTGTTTGTCTTCAACTCGAGGTCAGGTGTGATTTCTTTTCGCGAGACATGTGGGGTGGACGGGAGCAAGCAGATGTAATCGCAAAATGGAAGGCACTCGACACGAACAAGTTTCTAGCTGCTAGTCTTCGAGAAGTTGCCACTTTGCGAGCTCGCCAAGGAGACAAACGTTCCAGCGACGCGCATTCCAAAGGAGCAAGTCTAATTGCTCGTAGCAAGGTTCGCATCACGTCGGGAAAACAAGCTCAATCAATTAAAGGCATCGGTCCCAAAATCGGTGCCAAGATTGATGAGCTTCTGGAGACTCACAAGCTCGCCATCCTGGAGCAAGAGCAGGAAGTCGATCGAGTCCTCAAACTGTTCACCGAGATTTGGGGCGTCAATGTTGTCACCGCTCGAGCTTGGTACGATCGCGGTTTGAGATCTTACGATGATATCGAAGTTGCCACCAAAGAAGGAGACATTAATCTCACCAAGTTGCAAAAATACTGGTGGCGACATCGCGACGACTTTCCGCAACCGATGGATCGCAGCGAAATGAAAAAAATTGGCAAGCTTGTCGAGATCGCGGCGAAGTCAATCGATCCTACCAGCGAGACGATCGTCGTCGGATCTTATCGTCGCGGCAAGAAATCTTCCAAAGATGTCGACATTTTGGTCCTCGTCGACAAAAAAGAAAGCCCTCATCTACCGAGACAAATCGCGGAAAAGCTGGAAACCCTCTGCGATCTCGAAGTTGTTTCGGAAGGAGAACATGTTTTCATGGGCGGGATACGACTTCCAGAGAAGACAAAAAGCCAGTCTTCAGCAAAACCGAAAGCGGGAGCAGAAAGCAAAAAGTTGTGGCGACGACTTGATGTCTACGTCCAGCTCAAAGAGGAACAAGCTTGCGCACTTCTTGCCCATACTGGTCCGTTCAACTACAACATCAGGATGAGAGGCGCCGCGAAGGACAAAGGTTGGCTCTTGAACGAATACCATTTGTACGACGAAAATGGCGACATCATCCCAACTGAAAGCGAGGCAGAAGTGCAAAAACTACTCGACTTCGAGGTGGAAGCGCCCGAGAAACGCTTGTAACAATCATTTCGAGCTCCTTCGGGAGCCAGAAAATCAAGGCAGAGTGACTTCCAAGACGAATTTACCGATTAATTCCATACGAGTATCGCGATCACCGATAATTTCTCTATTTCGTAACTTAAGCTCGAGCTCTTCGAGCTCACCATCTTTTCCACTAACATGAAGATAACCACCCCAACCTTCAAAAGCGTACAAAATTGCTGCTTCTTGCGATTCGAACGCTGTGGCATTGCCACTCTCTAACTTGCCGTCGGGCGTACTAGTCACCCTGCCGGTGATCCAAACCTTGGTTCCTTGTGCTGGTGGCATTCCTTTGATAGAAAAGTTCGTCGTTCTCGCCGTGCTTGATGACCCGGTTTTGGGTCCAAAACCGACTTTCAAAGCCGTGTACCGAGAACGTAAAAGTACTCCACAACTGTACGTCGTACAATATCCTCGCTTGATGAGATTTGCTTGATCAGCCAGAGATCGAATCGGTTGGGCCAAAGGTGCTTCTTCCGCGATGTAACGAGCGGCAGCCAAGTCAAGGGTAGCTGCTTCTTGTCGCATTGAGCATGCTTTTTTGAGTTTCGGATTGGCAGTGCAAAGAGCAATCATGCTGGCAGGATCCATGGTGGCCAGAAGGGCGTGCAAAACGTCCTCCGGAATGCTTTCAAAATTGGCACCAACATAAGCCTCGATGTTTTTCTCGACAGGATCCATTTAGCCAGAACAAGTTTTTTCACTTGAGAACAAACTTTGACTCAAACGAAGAAAAACTCTCGGTCTAAATGTTGTCAAAACTGGACGATACTTTTCGTTCCTACGAACCTTCAGCAAGATGTTGGCTTGATGGTGATTACATTTGGACCGTTTTGAGAGAACATTCTGGTATGCTGAAGGAACCAATCTTGCTCAACATCACGCACGAACATGGTCATATTTCTGGTCCTCTTTTCGGATTGAATCAAGTTCGAGCAAAAAGCTCTCCTCTTCTGATTCGCATCAAGATCGATATCGTGACCTCAAGTGATTTTCGCTTCAAGCATTCAAACTTGTTGGCCGTTTATTTATCAGAAGGAAAGACAGTTCGCTTCGAACCAGTTGAAGAACATGAGTTTACTGATGAAATCAACGAATTGCTCGCCGAATATGTAGACAAGTTGAGTAAAACTCTTGGGATCAACTTGAGTTACAGCGAGTTGTCCAAACATCCTCAACCGAATGTCGACGGAGAGTGTCCTAATCAGGGAATGTGTGTGGCTTATGTTGTAAAAGCTGGTGTTGATCTTGCTTTAGGACGAAAAGTGGAAACATTGTCTTCGCAAGATATTAAGCGATTTGCTTCTGCAGTGGAAGATCTTTATGGGTGAAAGTTGATGAGATTCGCAGAGAATTAAGTCGAAGAGAAGAGGACTCGACATGACGAATTCGGATCGACAAAACTGGCTAGTCTCCAAGTTTCTTGAGTCGTCGACAAAATCGCTGTCCCGATAGTTTTCAAACCTGTTGACAAAACTGGATACCTCCCGCTCCAAAAAGTTGGAGACTTCGTTGTTTCGCACGAAGCTTGAAATATTGTTTTGTGGGAAAAGATGTCGCCTGACCTCTAAATGCAGAAACTTTGGGACACATACGAAAGCTACGAGCCGTCAGGAAGCTGCGGCATTCATGCGAAGGCGATAGGACATGTTTTGGGGGAGTATGAAGGCTACGTCCATGAGCCGATCGTCGTTACTATCCACGAGTTTGATGAAAAAGTTGTCCGACCAAGCGAAGAAATCGAGTCGAGACAAGAGTTTCACATTCGTGTTCGATCGAAGCCCATCAAGTTTGAACAAAACCCCGACGTCCAGGTTTTGATTCGTGTCATCATCAAGGTTCGTCATAAGAAGATGAAAGGGCAGAAAGTCAAGGCACATCACAAGCATTCCAACCTGATTATCATCGATTCGAAAGCCAAAAAGGTTCACCGATTCGAACCTTTGACTTCCTTCAAGTTCAACGACCAGGTGAACGACGCGATGGAAATCTACTTCAAAGCTGGTTTACCAGATTATGAATACAGTGAGATCAACATTCATCCTCAAAAAGTGGCCAAGAAAGGCGAAAAAGGTTGTCACGTCACTTCGGCAGCTTATGTCATCAAAGCTGGAGTCATGTATGCGCTCGGTATGAGCATCGAATTTCCTAACGAGATGGACTCCGAGCGTTTCGCTACTGCCCTTCATCATTGGCGCGACTGGGGAAGCGAGGATCATCACCATCATCACCGCAGGTGGGATGGACCGTGGTACCATGATGAGCGTCGTTTTAGAGAATATGGCTGCAAACTTGAGAAGTCTTCTGGCAAGCATCCCGGAATCCACATTGAGACAGAATATGGATTCGGATGGGGTCTACTCGGAGGAGCAGCCATTGGCGGATTGGTTGGATATCAGTTGGGCAAAAATTCGCGACGCAGAGAACGCGAACGTGATTACGGATATGGACCTCGATACATTTACACTGGCAGCTATTATTGTGGAGGCGGATGGCGTAGCGGAGGTAGACACTGGGGTGAGAGACATGAAGGACACGGAGGACATGACCACTGAAAAACAAGAAGCTTGGGCTTCAAGTTTAGAAAGATTGTTTCATCCAGTAAATGGATCTGTCTTCAAATGTCGAGGCAGAAGATAACTCTCTTCGCATTGCCTTGATGGAAGAAAGGAATGTCGAACTGAAGAAAATCGCGCGAGACTCAGAGTTGCTTTCCGAGTCGTTTCAGGAAGTTTCAAAAATTGTTAAAGAACATGGCCAAAAACTTGATCGAGCAGTTGAATCGACTGAGGCAGCCTCAGTTAGTACTTCGGTAGGAAACGAATTTCTCCGTCAAGCTTCAGAACGTCGTCGCTTCTGGGTTGGAACAGTTGCCGCCACATTTGGAACTCTGGTCGTCACAGTTTTTGGCGTCATGGTTGTCAGCAATATGACAAAAAGAGAGTAACAACTCGCGTCCAGAAAAAGGACTAGAGGTTTATTCAGAAAGATGTCAGTTTTTGGTTTCATAATTAAAACTAGAGGTTTATTCATTTCGGAGGAATTGATGGAGTAGACGAGGAGGGCAACATGGACTTCATACTACCCAAAACTTCTCCCATAGTTTTGACGAAAGTGGCAGTCTCCTTGACTTGATCAGCAAGAGTTGCAGGAACATCCTGCTTGACTAAACGAGGAGAACTAATGTAGCCAAGTTTCGAGAGGACATAAAGAATGACGGCAATATTGGCCACAAACTCTACCGAATACCAGACGAATGATCCCATGATGTCGTGAAAACTAGACATCAAAACGGAAACTCTTATTGTGTAACAACTCGAGGTTAGTTTTGTTCTCTCAGTTTCGAAAGAATTACTTCTCCTTTCTTGACGTAGATTACTTTCGCTTCGCTATACGCGAAGCCTAAAATGGTGAGTTCATCCTTGATGTGCTCTGGTTTGAGCGGAATGCCGCCAAAATCTTTCCACGGTCCGGCTACATACTCGATTTCTTTCGTGATATCAACCCACGTTCCATCAAGAAGCGTGCCTACTTTCGACCATTTGAGGGGCTCTTCTGGAAAAGGAATGATCATCGTATGTATTTTCTTGCCGAACTTATATTCTATCGACATGCTTCCTCGAGTTAGCTTCACACTTCGAGGCGTCGGTGTTCGGAAAGAATTGCTAAACTCGACGAAACGAGAGAAGAAAACGAAGCTTCCTCCCTCCTCAACATAGTCGTGAACCAGGCAAATCAGAAAGACGATCAAAAGGATGGTCCACATTTTTGATCACTCGTATGAAATCTTTTGCTAAGTCAGTTGGAGACAAAATCTCGTCAAGACGTTTGATCAAAAAGGTTGTCGAGTCTTTCGATCAAAAATCTCGTCAAGACGTTTGATCAAAAAGGTTGTCGAGTCTTTCGATCAAAAAGGTTGTCGAGTCTTTCGATCAAAAATCTCGTCAAGACGTTTGATCAAAAAGGTTGTCGAGTCTTTCGATCAAAAAGGTTGCCAAAGGTTTGATCAAAAAGGTTGTCGAGTCTTTCGATCAAAAAGGTTGCCAAAGG